TATATGATTATCCCTTCTGCGTTGACTTTTCTTCTATAATGTAATGGTTATCCACTTACCGCACCTAATGCAGCTTGTTTCCTTTTAATGTAAGCAGATGTCGCTCTTGCGTATAAATTTGCTATTCTACCATTTGCCCCCCCCATATTAGAAAGGGAAGATAGGCCAACTGAAGGATTTGGAGTGCGTTGTGCAAGTGCATTCTTTACTCTTGCGAATTGTGACTCTGTTTGTGATAAACTTTTTCTTCTGACTCTACTTTTATTTTAATTAGTCTGTATTCTTTTGGTCATACTCCCATAGTATTCTTCGTGACAGTGGGAATACTTTGTAAATCTTCAATAAGTCTTGTGGGCAGTTCTCCCTCAGCCACAGGAAGCAGTCAATGTTAAACCCTATTCCGTTTGATGCCTTCTTGCCATATCTGACGGGCTGCGGTAGTTTGTGCTGCTTCATGTATGCAAGTATGTTCTTCTGCGTCCACTCTGCCAATGGGTAAACAAGTCCGTCATTTTCATAGTTGTTAGACGCATAGCCTTTCAACATAAGGTTTCGGTTCATTCCGTCAGCCTTTTTCATGCCGAGAAAGCAATAATGAATGCCATATTTAAGCCTCATCGCGTCAACAACATTGCGGAGCTTGAGAAGCCTTGTCTTCGGGTTTGCCACACAGTACATACCACTTCTGAGAACGTATGTCAAGTTCCAATGAGGCACCTGCACAAATTCAATCTTGGGGTATTTGGCCTTAACCCAATCTACCCACCGCTCCACATGCTCAAGACCCTTTACAAAGTACATGAACACACAGACAATCTTGTTGAAGTGTGGATAAATCAAGTCAAGCAACACAAGGCTGTCTTTGCCTAATGAGCAAAATAGCATTACACTATCCGTTTGTTCACGGACTTTCTGAATGCTATTTTGCGATGATTGCATTATGGTCATAATACTAACCTGTGCTTAGGCCAAATGCGGAACGAATGTCACGATACTTGTCTTTACGATTACCAAAAGCACCGCGAGTGCCAGTCTTGTCGCGTCTACCATCAAGACCAGAACTTCTTGGCTTAGCTTTTCCTCTTGCATCATAAGCAGAACGTGCGTTCTTTCTTGCCACAACAGGAGTGTTTCCATCTCCTTTTTGAGAACCTCTAAAACCAACCATTTTATTGATTCTCTTCTGAATATCAGTTTGTGCCATTTTGTATGATATTTAATTATACATGTGAATACAAACAAAGCGCATCATAGCACCACACGATATTATTCATGCGATACTATAATGCGCTTATATTTTCAAGTTATTCTTCTAACTCGGCTTATTCGGGATTTAGATTCTTATCAAGTACTTTGCCCAAGGTATAGTCCATTCGCTGCACAAGCCAATAATCATCTTCCTCATCACTTAGAACATATCTAACTTGAGCACCATTACCTGTATACTCTACAGCTGAGTTAACGAAAACATCTTTACCATCTTCGTCAAACAGAAATTGGTGCTCAACACTTTTCACTTCTACTAATGCCCAAGGGCGTTTGCCACTATACGCACCAGTTAGAAATTTAATAGCGTCATATTGTCTGCATTCAATGCCTATGGTGTCTTCATCTTTGATTTCGCCATCATAATTGAATGGGACGATTTGCCCATTTAGTATGTAATTGATGTATTTGCCACCACTTTTTGGGGTTACTTCGCGATACTCATGGTCTTTTTCGCCAGCGAGAATTTTGTCAAACCATTCTCTCTTGATTGATAGCGTAAGTACTTTCATTGTTGTAAGTTGTTGCAGGGGCAAGAATCGAACTTGCGACTTTCAGTAAGTCAGACTGACGAGCTACCACTGCTCTACCCTGCGATATAGACACAAAAATAGAACATTCGCAATTCATCAACAAATTGATTCTTCACCTTATTGTTACTAATAGGTTTGTAAGGTTTTCAACCGTTTGCAAAGGTATGCAATAAGTATTATATGTGCAAATATTTTTGGGTTATTTTTCGTTCGTAAGTTGTTGATTATTAGGAGCTTCGCAAATGTTTAGAACTCCGCTGTCAAAACTCTTTCTTATGGCATTCAAAGCCCGGTCTACGTCATTCTGCATAGTCTTGTAATGCTTATACCGGAAAAGTAGACCTCTACTTTTCATTGACACAGAACTTGGAGATGTATACTTGAACAATGATGCCAAAAAGTCGCGTAAGCCTCGCTTCATCTTGCACCCAGAAAGTGTATGGGGGGAACAAAGGTAAAGCATAACAAAAAGCTTTGCGTCTTTCTCTATTCCCAAGGCTGTCATTGCACCAAAGAAACAAGCTATGGAATTTTTATCTATCTGCCTTTTGGGGAAAGCGGTTTCAATTCTCTTACGTAATGCTCTTTGCTCCTTGACAAGCTTTTCCAAGACTGACAATTTTTCTACATCTATCATATCCAACAAATATTAGTTACACCGTTATAGCCTTTGACCCATTCAAACCAGGCATAGCTAACCGCACTGCCGACCTTCTTCATGTTTCCAAAATCGCCATTTTTTGCGCAGATGACTCTCCCTTTGAATTGGTAAATCATTTTAGGAGGGAAAGGCTTGAATAACCTTTCGTATCTTTTCTTGCCTTCAAGCGCACTTGTCTTTAGGAAGAACACCGCGCGTTCACCATTTTCAAGCAAGGCAAGCGCATGAAGTATAAACTCCATAGCGTATTTATACGGAGGATTAGTGATAATACATCTTCCAACGTTACGGAATGGCATTTCAACCTGTTCAAGGAAGTCAACGCCACCTGTGCCGAACCCCCTATAAATGAGGTCTGACGAATATACTTTGCAGCCAAAATCGGCAAGTCGTTTTGCGAGATGCCCCTCACCGCATGCGCACTCCCAAACATATTTTGGCCGAACGAAGTTGTTGCTTTCAAACAACAGGTCTATTGCTTCAGGGCTTGTGGCATAGTAGTCGTTAGGCTCGCGTTCTTTTTCAGTGTGCGAGCTTGCGCCGAGACATTTGAAAACGGAATTAAATCCTCCATTCCAATCTTTGCTCATCTGTTGTCGCCATCCCCGACGATAACGCCTCGTTTTTTGCGGCTTGTAAGTTTGTGTATATTCAGATGCGCAGTAGTTTCGAGCCGTTTGTTAAGAACGGAGTGTACCCCAGCGAGCATCCATAGTACATCGCCACATTCCTTTGTAATGTTGTCCATGAGTTCAAAATGTTCTTCACTCACGTTGTCCTCGTCAAAGGTAAGGTCAGGTTTTAGCAGTCCCTTGCGCACTGCTTTTGCAAGCTTTCCTGTCAGTTCTCCTACTTCCTCGTTAAGGCCGAGTATCATGTATGGTAAATTGTTACTCTCCTTTGTGCAGAAAGTCATTGCAAGTTCTTGGTATTCGTCGAATGTCATAATGTTTATACTTTATCGAAGTGTGTATTTTTAGTTACTGATTTGCTCTGTGTGAAGCCATTACACGCTGTCCGCACAGAGTTGGAAAAGAATTTCGGGCATCTGCCCTTGGCGAACCTCAGGCACTCACCGCACTGCCCCGTCTTGCTGTTTGTCATATTGCCGTAATAGTCTTATTGCCTCGTCCAAGGTTTCACCATATTCCTTTGCCGTCAGAGGCATCTCGCTAATTGCCCCTCTGCGCCATTTCTGGTGCAGGTGCAGGGCGTGAATAACTTGTTTTGTAGTCATATTATTTCTCATTAAAATTGCGCCCTCCGTGGCCACGAACCACGTGCTGCCGACACCACTGCACCATTAAAAATCAATCCTTTAGTATTAAGTAAATAAAATTGTGGCGTTGCAGAGAGGGCTTATAAGTACCCCACCTCGGACACGGACCGAGTGTTACCAGACCTCGGGCAATTAAAAACAATCCAACTAAACAAAACCATTTATATTTATGAAGTAAATAAAATATGAGGTTGGTAAGTGGGGTATGTTGCTAATTAGTTGCTCGCAATCGGTGGTCCGTCATGACGGTTGATGTCCTTCCAGAGCCAGTAAACGAACAACATTAGTGCTATTACTATCAGTAGTTTCATTTTTGTCAATTTTTAGAATTAGCGGCAACATAACCGCGAATAAAACCTTTAAGACAGGCTTTCGCCATAAGTGGCGTACAAGTGCTTTGCTCGCCACACTCGTCACAGCGAATGCGGTCGGCAGCCTCACGCGCCCTCTGTTGGAGTGTCCTTTGCATAAGCCATTTTTTTGTAGTGTTCAACAATGTGTTCAAGGTCTCTGCGAGCCTCGCTGCGGCCCTCATAATATCCGTTCTCTCTGCCAATATCCTTGCCTGCAAGGTAAGCAACGAACATACCACAGATAAACGCCACAGCGGCAAAAATCATCGCTATCATTCCTTACCCTCCTCTTTACCAGTTAGGCGTTCCCACTCATCATCAAGGTAAGCTTTCTCCTGCTCCTTGCTCATGAGTCCCTGCACATAATTCATGTCTCTTTTTTCCATATTTCTAAAATCACGAATAGAAGCCACTCCCTCATATCTGTCTGAGCCGTGCAGGGCGTGCTTGCACAACTCTTCAAGTGCCCAATAACACTGGTCAAAATCCGTGTGGTCAGAGTTCTGTATGGCATCTTCTAACACTGCATACATATCCTTCAATTCTTCTACAAAAAGTTTCGTCATAATTTATTCGTTTTTTTTGTTATTTGCTGTTTCCTTGTTCTTTTTCTATTCTGTTTCGCATTGTCTCAAACCACATATCAAGCACCTTCCGTCAGTCGGCAAGTTCCAGGTTCCTGAGCTCCTCTTCCAAACTGGCATATAAGAGTTTCCCAGACATCTCATGTCTAAGTTTCTCTATCTCGTTTTGCAGTTCGGTGAGTAGTGCCTCCTTGTCGGCAATCAGCGAGTCGTAGCGGCTCTTGACCACCTCGTCATCGTCACGTTTTCTCTCACGCGACTTCATGCGGTCTGTTTCAATTTTATTCGACTCGGTCAGATAGATGTCGGCAAGCTCCGCTTTGGTGCGCGGAACACGTTCTGGTATGTGTCTTAGCACAAGTGCAGTCATGTCCTCTTTCATATTGTTCTTTGTTTAATCATTATCGGGCAGTCTCGCCCGTTCGGACTTGCGAAATAGCAAGCCTTGTGAATGTTGTGTCTGTCACTCTCTGTATGCGACAGAGCAAATCGCAGGCAAGCCTTGCGCTCCTTGCAGCCTTGCCCGTCACATGCTTTAATCTTGCCCATTTCCGTCAAGCTCTTTAATCAACTGCTCGTAGCTCTTGCTTATACCAATCAGACGCTCGGTTACCTTAGAAAGTGGGAGATAATGATACCAACCGCAACAGCCATGAGTATTCCTTTCCGAGTAAAAGAGTGGTCTACCATAAGCATCTTTTCCGCTACATACTGCTACTCTCCATATATCTAAAGAATAATCTCTCACCAAACAAGTCTGCCATCTTTGAGGAACAAAGTTGGAGTAGTCGCGGTATTTTGGGACTTCAATATGGAGGTCAAGGTCACTTCTTTCTCCTCGGAAATATCTTCCATCTTTATTCAATCGGTAGTCTCTCTCTATATTAAAATCTTTATCCTTATACAGTGCGAGGAATGTTGTTTCAGTAAAGGACTCGTTGTCGATGTAAATAATGCGAACCTTACGACCATCTTCTGATACTATCCTTCCTTTTACCTCCTTGTTCATTATTTTCTTCGCAAGTTCAAGGTTAAACGGAATTTTCTTAAATTTTGTTCGTGTCATATTGTCTCTTGTTTAATGGTTTAACTCTTGTCCAATGAGTTACATCATCTTCAATACTTTTACCGAAGCCATTGATATCGGTACGTGCATGCAGGCTGCTACGAGATGCAAACCAAACATCACAAGGGTCTTTTTCGTTGCACACAAGCACGACCTCCTCATATTCTGGAAGCTCGTCCTTAACGCTTATCCATTCGTTGTATTGCTTCTTTCCCATATTGTTTTTAGTTATGTTACGCTTTTACTTTAATTCCGTAGTACTGAAAGAACAAATCTTCAAACTGATGGGCGGCGTAGAGGGCGGCTTCCTCGCTGTTAAAGCACAAGGGGAAACCAAAACTCGTAACCGTATGCGCACCACGATTACTCGCATACGCACAGCGGACACCCGCACTCCCCGTACTATCCGCATCAGCACAGGAGAGGAGCTGTCTAATACCCTTTCTCTGCTTCTCCTCCTCACTCATGCGCTCCATTTCTTCCTTAGAGTAGAGCACCCAGTAAGGGTAAAAGCTCCAGCCTTCTTCATCACGCCACTTGCCATTGTTGATAGCCTTTTGGATAATCAGCAACTTGTAAAGTGCTTGCGCTTGTCCTTGCGCTTCTCTATCTCCACCCATACTGCCAGTAAGTAGGTGTTCTTTCATGCCCAACTTCTCACAAGCATCTGCAAAGGTTTTGATTTCGTGATAGTCAAATACTTTGTTATCCATTGTTGTTCGTTTTTTAGTTATTGTAAAACCTCTTTCTTCTAATTCTTCTATGAGGTAAGAATCATCAAGACCGTGAATAAATTCTCTTCTACTCTCTTCGGCACACTCATAGAAGATGTTGTCAATTACTTTAGCCTGTTTATGCGTCGGCACGTAAGCGAGAATATCGTAATCCTCAATCATTGCACTTATTTCTACTTGCATATTGTTTGGTTTTTGTTGTTAGTAATGTTATCTCACAAAGCAAGGAACAGAAACGATAAACCCGTCCTTGCGCAGACAATCAGGGTGGCCCGTTGCAGGCGCAACGCAATCCGTTCTGCCAGCCGCCTTAGCTGCCGCAAGTACCAATGCGCTTACGATATACGTGCAGCCATCTTTAGGTTCTGGAAGCCCCGTTATGTCGCCATATTCAACCGAGCAAATGCCGTTATCATCAACCTCGCTGAAAGTGTTCTGAACTCGTGCCACCCCGACACTGTCATACTTCTCTCCGCTGTTAAGCGTTATCGAGTGGGGTGTGTAATTGTATAATGTTGTTGTCATAGCTCTAAATGTTAAATTTGAATTGTTTACGTATTTGATTTTCCAGTGCCTCCCTCAGCGCATCAAACGTCTTTGCGACATTCGGGTCTGTCAGTCTGTTTTCAACGAATGTGCAGCTGCACTTGTAGTCCATGCCCATGCTCGCAATCTGGTTGCGCATTTTGAGCAGCATTCTAATCTTTTCTTTTTCCGTCATATTCTGTCATTCGTTTTGCTCATTCGATTCATAAACCACCGCTTTTGCTTTTCGGTAGCAGGATAGCAACTTGTGATAAATCCGTAATGACAAGTGTACGGTTCATGTTGTATTCGTCCACGAGCATTGTCTGCATAGGCTTCATAATAAACTTCTCCTTCTGCGCCAATGTGATGGATTTTGATGAGCGTGTCGTCTGACGCATGAACAATGTCACCTTTACGCACCATGTTGGCTTCAAGCTTAAAACGGAACTGCCTACGAAGAAAAGCGTCTTGCTTAATATATGCTTCCATTTCTTCTTTAGTGTGCTCGCCTTCCCAAAGGAAATCAGTGTGACAACCACCGCGTGCATCATCAACCGACCAAGGAACTGCATACACAGACCACTCAGAACCGAATAATTTTGCTTGGCTATAAGTGCCATATTTTCTTATCCAGACAAGCATAGCACCATCGTAATCCGCCCAACGGTCTCTTTTTACTTTAGGCAAATTAGAATTGATAGGCATAGCATAATGCCCAACACAACCATGTGTTCCGAAATAAAACATTCGTTGTTTCTAATCCATATTGTTTTGATAAATGTTATAATTTTTAATACATACGCTATTTATCTTTAAGTTCTACGGGCTTATCGTTCCAAGTTAATTTTCTTCCAATAAACTTTTCAATAGTACCTTTTGGTAGTCTTATAGCACAGGAGTTGGAAATATTTTCAATACACCACATAAAATCCACCCAATCCCGATAAGGCTTGGTGCTACATATACATTCTGTACCATTTTTATCTACTGCCAACCATGCCATAATTACTATTCATCTATCTCGTCCACTCCATAAGCCTGCGGTAGCATACGAATAGTTTCTGACCCATAGCTATCCTTTGTCAGAGAAACGAAATCGCGGACTGTGGTGCTGCCATCAAGGTTTATGCCCTTATCCTTGCAAAAGCTCTCTCTACCCATGCGACATGAGCCAGTGAGGACGTGGTGATAATCGAAAAGGTCGCGGTTGGAATAAGGCGTGTCGTAGTTTGGAAATTTCTCAACAAACGCCTCTATTCGCTCCTCCTCGGTGCTCTCGTCATAGAGTCTCTCGAGTTTCTCTTGCAGAGATGTGAAAGCATCGTGCAAGGTATTGCCATGAGCGAATTTATTTTGTTCTTTGACAATGTAGCAAGGCTGCAAAGTAAGGTCGCTGTTTAGGACAAAACATTGTGCAATGTTGCCGTGAACTGATTTTATAATGGTTTGAAGACCATCTACGAGATGGACATTTTCTCCATTCAGTTCCTTTACGCCTCTGCGAGACTCAAAGCCATTGCCAGAGCCATAGCCACAGCCATCATCAGAACCAAAGCCCTTGCCGTTGCCAGAGCCATCGCCATCGCCACGTATATAGCCTTTGCCATCGCCAAGGCCAGAGCCATCGCCAGAGGCATAAAAAGAGCCATAACCAGAGCCATCGCCATAACCACAGCCACTGCTATCGAAAAAGCCACAGCCAGAGCCAAGGCCAGAACCATCGCCACTGGTTGTGCTCAAAAATTCTTTTATGCGCGTTTCTAATTTTTCCATTCTGGTACACCTTCTATTGATTCTATCGCTTTGTCTGTGCATCGAATTATCTCTATTGCGTCAAGAATGGTAATACTCTCTACCGTGACAGTAAACTTGCATTCTCTTGGGCTAGACGTGCCATCTACGGCGAGCTGTGAAATAGATGCTGCTCCTTCCCAGTACCATATTCTACGAGCATTGTGCAGTGTAACCTCTTGACCGTTTTGCGCTATCAATGTTCCAAACTCTACTCCGCTGCGGTCGCCGCGGATAATGACTTTCTTCCCGATGTTTGTTTCCATTTCTTTATTTGTTTTTGTTGTTGTCGCCACTTATTCTGGCAACTGTGATTATTGTTTATTTATTCTCAGAAAAGTGCATCAGTGTGTTGCATTGCAACTGATGCAAACTTCTTGTTTCGTACATTGTGTTATGGCCTCGACTATTGCATTTTTTGCAACGGTCAGGTATCTGCAGGCTTATTCATCGCATAATACCTCTCTTAATGTTATCCACTTCTGTTGCGCTCAACGCCCAAGGCGCATAAAGCATTATCTCGTCAATGTGCGCTCTCACGCAATGAGGAAATATCAATCTTCCGTAGGAATTCCTTCGTGTGTAGTGTAAAACTCTTTCTTCTATCGTCATGTTGTTTGTAAATTTATTTCGCACTATCGCGATATTCAAAGTAATCTTGCAACCAGCCCTTCATCTGCTCCGTGTTGCTCAATGCGTTAAGCAGATTGACGCCAGCTGTGTTGACGTTGTTGTCGGCATTAAGGTCAATCTCCTCGTCCTTGCCAGTCACAATGCCAGCCAGTCTTGTGCGTAGTCTGTCGGCCATGCGGTAAATATCCTCCTCCACCATCACGCCAAGCAGCTTTGTGGCAGGGCAGTCCATTGCTGTCTGTGCAATGTCCATCAGCAAGCGGCCGTTGGCATACTCATACAGCGGCAGCGCACATTCAAGAGCCGCCATCACGGGAGCGTCCTTAACGCCATTCCGTGTAAGCACCTGCATCACCGAGTAGTAAAACGGTTGCCACAGATGTTCAAAGTGTTCGCTCGTCCATTCTGCGAGACCGTCATACATGTCAATCAAGCTGTCGGTAGCTATGCAGCGAGCTATATCACTGTCCCACCTTGCTATCTTAATCTGAAGTTCTTTCACGCCCTTCTTAATGTCGTGTCGGTAGTACTTGCTCTGGCTGATAGTACACAGCGCACTGCGCAGCTTCTCGTTAGCAAGTTCTTTGCGCATCATGTTCAAGTAGAACACATCGCCAAATATGCGGCTCTCCTTGCTTGTCGGTTCTTCTCTGCATCGCCTGTCGCGCTCCTCCAGCTCGTTAATGCCATTCTTGTAGGTGGTGTAGAGAGGTGAGCCAATGCGTCTTTTCAGGCTTTTGCCGAAGAATGGATTGGAGAATTGTGATGTGATGGGGTTTATTGGTTGTTTTGTCATTTTCTAAAATTTGCGTTTAAGGCTTTATTTTGTCTTTGTGTGATAACTTATACGATTTACGTATAAAATGCCGTCAGAACGAAGATAAGCCACCATTCCGTGGTTGTTTTGACGTATGGAACGATGTCATCTTCTATGTTTTGTGCCGAATTTTGAAAAATCCGCGTTTTGATGTCTCTTTGAGTAGCTCCCAATCTGCGTCATGTACCGTGCATTCTGTTTCTCCGTTGACAGAAGTATGCTCAATGAGTTTGAAACGTTTTTGGATTTTGCGTTTTGCAATGCGGTTGCAAGTCCAATAGACCAAGACTTTCCTCATTTGATTTTCCCGTCCTTTCCGCGTTCGTAGCCCATGTTGAACAACCACCGCAGTTCTTGCCATTCTGCCCATGTGCAGCAATCTGGGTCGTTTGCTGGTTTCGCGTTCCGCTTTTCCCGTTCTGCCGCCTCATGCACTCTGTTCAGGGCATCGAACCGCCATAGTTTGAACTTTTGCAAGGCTTCTGTTATCACGAGGGGGTCGACGCTGCCGTAGAACTTGCCATACCGCCCAGCCTTGAAGTGGGCGAAGAACAACATGAACTCTGAAAGTTTGAGGTAGTAGAACTCGCCTGCTATGACCCTTGCGGTTTCCTCGATTTGCAGCGTGTCGGGTTTCTCTTTTGCCCCTGCATACTCTGAGAGGTCTTTCAGCTGGCACTCCAGCCACAACTCTGCGAACCGTCCACCCCAGATGCAGCGGACATCAACCAGTGTGGGGCAGTTCCCGACGAGGCATTTCTGCGGATAGCGTGCAAAATTCACTTGCTTGTCTGGCGAAAATGATGCTATCACGTTTTCAGCAGTCGCGTAGCGCAAAAGGTATGTCGCTTGCGTCTTCGTCAGTGCGCGACATTTTTTCTCTGACATGGGCAAGGAACTCTGCATCTCGCTCTGCGCGAGTGCTGCCCGACTGACCAATTCTTGTGTTATCTCTGTTTGCATAGCTTAAATCATGTTTCTGCCATGTGGCAAGACGTTTTGAGATTTCAAATGCTTGTTGCTTCTCGAACCGCATTTTTCGTCCTCCATACGTTTTTTCCGTCCAATAGTCGTAGAAAGCCCGAACCATGTCCTTGCCATACTTTGCGACGTAAGGCACTAAAGACTGATAAAATTTTTCTTTCCGAAGTTCCATATCGTCTGTTGTGGTTGTAGCGACGACAGGAGCGTCCGTAGCTTTCTCATCTATACGAACGTTAGTGAGTATAGATTCTTTGTTATTCTTATTTTCTTTATTTCTTATATTCTTTAGATGTGGTTGTTTGTTGGTTGCTCGTTGGTTGTTTGCTGGTTGTTTCGTTGGTTGTTTTGCTGGTTGCTCTATATCTTCCGTAAGTTGGTAACTCTCGTATTTACAGATAGTTATGAGTGTAAATCTGTTGGTTGTTTGGCTGGTTATTTCGTTGGTTGATTTTAGTCTTTCCATTGAGGTGCGGTATTGTTGCGCTGTTAGACCAGTTTCTTTGCACGCCGTAGCTCTTGATATGACTAACTGCCCCTTTTTTATAACCATTCCTTTCCACCGTTTATCTTCTCTGCTTGCCTTTAACAACAGGTAGATAAACAGGTGAAATGTGGCAGAACAAGTGAACCATTCCCAATCAACAATTTTTCGGTGTAGCTTTATCCATCCATTGCACATTGTCTTTCGGTTTTGATGCGTGTGACCACTTTGCGCACACCGCTGACCGAATAGCCAAGCTTAAACGCAATGTGGCTGTATATCTGATTGTTCGACAAATCTGTGCTGTCTTGCAGCTTGCAGTACAATCTGAATATCTTGGAATGTTCCCTTTGTCGTTTCTTTTCTGTCGGTGTCTGGTATAGTTTCATTTTTCTTCTAACATTTTGTCAACAAGTGCCGAGTAGTACTTGATTAGTTGCTGCAACTCGAACTCTGACCACTTCTTAACTTGGTTGGAGTGTGACCGCAACAAGTCGAATCTGCTTTGGCCTATCTTGCGTATCAAGTTCTCTCTGTAACCGTCCAGATGGTCTGATTTGAATCTGTTGCAAAAATTGCATTCGCTATGACAATTATCCTCGTCGTACCTTGTGGACATTTTGGAGCGTGAGTAGTAGTGGCCGCAGTCTGCCTTGGCGAAAGGCTTTATTCGTCCGCATGATATGCACTTGAAAGCCTTGTAGCCAAATGGCTTGCTATCCCTCAACCTTATGTAGAGGCTGAAAATCTTGTCAAGTTTGTTGATGAGTGTGCGTGTTCCGCTCTTGCGTGGTTTCTTTTTCGCACTTTCTTTCTTGATGTAGTATGGCATATCAACGCATTTTGTATTTTATGATGGTGTTGCGTATTTCGGCAAGTTCGTCTACAACTCCAGTCCGCAGGTCCTCCGTGTCTATCATTGGCACTCCATCGACCGCTATGTACATACGGCCTTGGAACTCCTTTACCTGAATGCGCTCTGACAGTTGGCCGCACAGCATTTCGGACTGCTTGGCCTTGCTTTGCGCTCTCCGCTCTCGGAACAGAATAAATATTTTGTCAATATATTTCATACTAAAAATCGCTTAATACTTTGATTGCTTGTTTTACGTTCCAGTTGTTGTCAACAAGTGCCGAAATGAAGCGTTTACCCCGTTCGTTCCATACGGTGTACTGGCTTGTGCCTATTGAGCCATCGGCATGAGTGTAGGTTTGTGTGCGTACTGCGTGCAGCCCGAAGTCGGTGTATGGCGAGCGCAACAACCATTGTCCGCTTTGCTTGTACTGAATGCCAGCATCTCGCAACAACTTGTTCAGTCTGTGGCATGGCATTCCGAGTCCGTTGGCAATTTGAGTGGTTGTCATGGTGCAGTTGGACTGCATCACCTTGTCGTAATATTCCACCTTTGGAGCAGCTTTTCTAATCTCTGCGTCCTGAATGCCTAATTGTATGCGTTGGTTTTCGTTGGTGCTGGCGAGTTGTTGACGTTCGCGCTCCACTCTTTCAAGTGTCTGCTTCGCAACAGCCAAGGCTCGTGCCATAAGTTCTTCTGGTGTCTCGTCCACATTACCTCTGATGTATCCTCCGTTTTTGCGGATTTCTGGTAGGACTTCGCTTGTAACCCAGCGTTTGAACTGTTTCGCGCTCTCCAACTTACTGCCGAAGATGAGGGAATAAAGTCCGCTCTCGTTGACGAAAGTCATTTGCTGAATGCCACCTTGTGTAGGGGTGCCCCGTTTCAGGGCATCGGGTGCATCAACGTGTTGTGATACAGCGTTTTGTGGTTTTGCATATCCGAGGGCCTTGCACACATCAGCTGCACAGAATAAAGGCTCGTTGTTGTCGTCAGTTGCGGTGCGTATCTCGCCAAATTGTGGGCTGTTGAAAATTTGTATCTCGTTCATAGGAAATTCTTGTTTCTGCTTATTTCTATTTCTGCAAGTTCAAGCAGTCGGTGCTCGTCTGCCGATGGGAGGTAAATGCCTGCGTTAATGCTTGACCAGTTGCGAAACCGTTCTATTGCCATCTGCATTTCCCCTTTGTCGAGGTCGCGTGTGGAGCGCAGGTAGGAAACACGGCCAGCCAACTTGTCATCTCGTTCTCTCACGAATATTGAACGGTTGGCAGCGAGCTTGAAGTATTGCTCTTTTACGTAGTCTATTGTTTCACCATATTCGGAAGCGAAAAATCCTAACAGCAAGTGCAGGTACTTGTTTTGCTTGATACTGCGCTGCGGTTTTACCTCCGACAATTCTATGATGCCATGCCCCTTGCCGAGCAATGCTTCAAGTCGCTCCCTCGCCTGTTCCCTATGCAATGGGTTGCTTACATCGTACTTCATCAGAATGGGAGTCCGTCACTTTGCTGGCTCGTAGGGAACGGATTGCTTGGCGTTTGTGCCTGGACTGCCATTTGCTGCGGTGCTTGTGTTGTGTTTGAACTGCTTACAAGTTCAAGCTCGAAAACAGATAAGTCAAGAGATGCGCGCGGCTGGCCCTGGTTGTCGGTGTAGGCATGGCACGACACGCGGCCGCAGACGGCCACCTTTTTGCCCTTCTGCAAGTATGGGAGGAGATTTGCGTTATCACCATTTTTAATGCACTCCACGAACAGTACGGTTTCCTTGTCCTTATACTTTCTGTTTACTGCGATGGTGAATGTTATAAAGTTGTTGCCGTTAGCATTCTTCTGCGCGGCGTTGGCAACGAGGTTGCCGATAAAAAAGCATTGGTTCATAATTGTAGGTTTATTAAGAAAGCACCCCACCCGAAAGAAATTGTCGCCAAACTAAAATCTTATGGGATTGGGCGAGGTGCTGTTTTTTATACGTTCATAGCTCTCTTTTCCTTAGCAGTCGCTCAACGTCAGACTTCAACACCAACACATTGCGCCCTACCTGCGAACACTTCACTTTGAATTTCTTTCGGTAGTTTATCCATGTGTTTGGTGTGATGCCAAGCATATCACAAGCCTCTTTCGTGCCTATCCACTTGTCTTCTGGTTTCAGACGTTCTTCCACTCTTTCAAGTATTGACACCATGCGTTGCCAATCCTCCAGTGGAATGCTTACAAATGTCTGTGTCATATAGCCTTGACTGTTATGCCACCTTTTGTTATGGCGGTTTTAAGATATTCCGCATATAGCTCTGGGTGGTCTGTGTTAAACTTCTTGATGTCGAATGTTTTGCGCTCGCTGTCAGCCCTTCGTGTTATCATCAGGTGCGAGCCGCGTATATTCTTCATTCCTTTCTTCGTGAGCAGTGCAAGAGCCTCTTGCTTTGCTTGCTCGTACTTTGCTGTGGCTTCTTCTGCTTCGTTCTTTAACTGAAGCAAGTAATCCTCTGTAAAAGACAGCTCACCGAAGCCACAATCGTTTTTTGGTGCTTCGTCGCCATATAACAATTTGAGCACATCTTCCACAGGGCGCAGCGGAACTTCCACGACCTTATGTTTGTCACGTCTTAGCCAGATGGCATAAGCACCGCTTACAGGAATGGCAGGGTTGAGCATACTGAAGAAATAGGCATACACAGACAGCTGCCACGACACATAATCCGTGTCAAGTTTGTAAGTTGTCTTGATGTCTGCCAATATCACGCCGCCCATGCCGTCGGCATAAACCTTGTCAATGGCACTGGCATACTTTTCATTATCGCTCACCACATATTCGCTTGCCATGTGTCGGCCAATAAAGTCGTGTGAGAAGATTTCTTCAATGTAGCCTTTTAGTTCATCGCAATCTTCGGTTGGAATGTCGCACGTGTCAAATAGCTCTATTGCAGTGTGTATGCGGTGCCCGCGTTCTGCGGCTTTGTTCAACACGTCCTCTGGAACGTCCTTGTAATAGGACGGGAACAACTTGTCCTTGATTACGCCAGTAATGCCGCTTAATTGTTTCCCGTCCAGTGTGTAGGTGTGGCTAACGGGGTCGTAGTCAACTCTTGAATATTTCAGTATCATAGCTTGGGGTAGTTTTTACTTGCATTTGCAACTGCTTGTGAGAAGCGTGCGTCAGACTGCAAGTCAGAATAATTGTTCCAAATGTCCGTGAGTGACTTTCTACTCTTTGCATTGTCAACCTCTTGTATTGCCAGCTGCACGCGCTCCTCATGTTGGTTGTTGTTGGCTTGTGCAGTGCCGTCATTTGTTGCATCTGCGTCCTTTGCATCGTCTATGCAGAACAGGCCGTTAAGGGCGTACTTTCGTGCGTATGAGCTTGCCGCGCCTGTGATTTGCGCGCCATCGCTGCCCTTGTGCTGTTCGTCCTCGCGCGCATAGGCACTCTTTACCAGGTTTTGTGTGCCGTCTGTCAGCACTGCGGTTGCCTTTATATAATATCGCGCGCCAATCAGGCAGACTTCATCTTCGAGCGTCAGCACAAGGCCCACGCTCGCAAGGAGAGGTTTTACAGAATTCAGAATATCCTCGGCAGAACGGTATCGGTATTTGCCGAACTTGTTATATTGTCCCTTGGGGGCTTTCAAATCTCGTTGCACAGATACGACCTTTTCAATAAAGGTCATTGGTTTTGCCTCTTTCTTTTCCATGATTTATTTTTCTATTTTGTTTCTCTTTCTTTTATTTGGCGCAGGTGGCTGGAGTCGAACCAGCTAATGCCCTAACGTTTCGCAAAAAAAGAACGCGCTACCAAGGGGTATCCAGCATCATAATGGTAGCGAGTTCAATGTACTATCTTCTGCCGTCTATCCGATTAACGGCCTATCACCTGCTTGTGAGGCCGCATAGTAGCGGCCTGTCACACTAAAAACAAAGGGCGTGCAATCTCGCGACTGGGGTAATTGCCCATAACCTTAAAGAACTCAGTATATGTTACCTATCATTGTCATCAAATGTTTCTATTATGTATTGGAGGGAGTCAACTACATTGCATGATGTGTTGCGCGCAGTTATCAACTCTTCTATTTCTTCATAGTCTACCTTTTCTCTTTGCAGCTGGCCTACGAGAGCGTCTATCTCATTGTAGACTTCGTAAGCCTTGCGCATTATTTTTTTTGCTTTGTCTGTTTGTTTCTTGTCCATGTCAGCAATCTTCAATCGAAAATTTAATAAGTTTCTGTATCTTTTGTGGAAACATATTTGCCTTGTATACGCACACCGCAATGATTGCAGTCGCAATAAATAGCGAGATGCCGCACAGGGGTATCATGTCGTACACCGTAAAACAGGTGTGCCCAGTAGACACGCACATCATTGTGCAAGCAAGGAAATCAAGCAAGACAATGAGTGCAAAACATAACCATTTCATATTTTTGTTGTTTTAGCCGGGCTACCTCTCACATAGCCCGGTAATGTTGTTTATATTGCCAAATTCGCTTTTTTGAAGCATCGCCAAGCCTGCTTCTCGGTGTCGAAGTATACTTGACAGGTGTCATTATTCTTGCGCTCGCCACCAACAGGAGGAATCACCTCGCTGCTCAGTGTGCCGTATGCCTCGCGTTTACTGCCATCAACCTTAGTAAAGTAGAACTTAACGATACCATTGTGCATCGCGTTTACTAACTTGATGTTGGCCCAAGCTTCTTTTAGGGCTTCGCTCAATGTAAAACCATTTCTCTTGACGAACTGCCAAGCAAGCTTCATTATCTTTCTCAATGTCTCTTTCATGTTTTTAGTGTGTTGTGAGGGGCTTTCGCCCCTCTGGTTATCTTTGGTTTAGTTCTTTCTCTATGGCTTCAACATTCACTACTACATCTTTGCCATCTTCGTCATAGACTTTTAAGTCATCTATGCTGAAGTTGTAGTAGGTTTCTTCAAATGCGCCTGTGCCGTTGTAGTAATCATTATCGTAGTAGCCCTCGCTAACAATAGAGTAGTCGCAATCTATTGTCAGTCTGCCGTATTCGACCCACACAGAGCCGTCGCAGCAGTCATTATAACCGTCACTTTTGATAATGCACTCTACAATGTAATTTTCTAAGTCTGTCATGTTCTTAAAGGTTTTATTAGTTAATATTAGTGGCACACGGGGCATCGAACCCCAGCACTATTGCAAAGCCCTGACCTTGCGGCCATTACCTAATGTGCCATCGTTTTATAGAGTTCTCTTCTCTTTGTTTGTTCAATAAGTCAAATACCACTTGCAACATAACAAGTTTGTTTGTACCTTTGTGGCAAACATTTGTCGTTACTTGTTTCGTTACGAGTGCAAAGATATAACATATAGCTACATAAACAAAGCTATATGCTAAAGAAAATGCGCCAAAATAATATTTATTAACCTGTAATGTACGTATTTGTAAACAACGCATTACATAAATATAACATACAACTATAAAACCAATAGGTGAAAGACTTTCGCTATTTGCTAAAAAGAAAGGATTTAAGTCTATAAGACAGTTTGAGATAGAAGCAGACCTCCCTAATGGGTTTGTTGGTAAATCGTTATCTATAACTAAGGCTCGCCAGTTGCAAATTCAATCCGCCTTTCCCGACCTAAATATGTCATGGGTTCTGACAGGCGAGGGCGAGATGTTTCGCCATGCGCCATCACATAACATTACTGGCAACAACAATATTGTAGGCAACAACAACACGGGAAACAATACAATTATAGCGGACACACAAGCGCAAAAAAGCACAGACAGTCACTCTAAACCAATAGTTCCTAAATACCTGACCTCGCAGCCTAACACTGACGTATACAAGATTCTAAATACTGACGGCCATACAATGCAGCTTGACAGCATGACCGCCATTCCTCCTTATAATAATTTTGATTTCTATTATATGGTAAGGCAAGACGCAATGAAGCCGCTATATAAGGAGGGCGACGTACTCGCACTTGCCCATACGGAGCGCGGCTCTGACATCATACAAGGTGCTTCCATGATAATAGACACCAACGACTTTGGCTTTCTTCTGCGAAGAATATATGATAGGGGAGATTACTACGAATGCAGGATAATCAATGAAAATAGCTCCTTTGAAACGCAGAATATAGCCAAGACGAGGGTTATCCGCCTGTATAGAATAGTTTACTCTATAAGGCTGGGAGATTAAGAATAAAACTCATGCCGTCGGAATGGCCCAAAAAAGTTGTGTGCGTTTCAGTCAGTCCAGACTATCAAAAGTTTGAGGTGGATTTTAAGTACATTCACGGAATATACCGGGTGCAAATTCTCATGGCGGTTAAATAACAAAACAATATGGAAACAATAAACAACAATCCAATCCCTAAGGGGAACGCTCCAAGGACTCTAAATGAAAACAACAACTTGATGAGCGGTCTAAAAATTGTCTGCATTTTCGTAGCTCTCGCAAATGCTGTTGGAATTTTCTTTATCGTGGTAAACATTATCGAGGAAGGCCTGGATAATGTATTCTATATTGCGGCTCTTGTTGGGTGCGTTCAAAGCCTGCTAATCAGCCTGATAGGAATGGCGATAGACGATATTAGAAACAAGTAAAAAATAAGCCTCATGGATTTCCGTGGGGCTTTTTAAGTTAAGAAAAGAATGAAATACGTATACACCTTTGCAGTTGATGCGAGAGGTACATTGTAAATTACATAAACAAAAAAACGATTATGACTAAAACAAGAAAAATAGTAGTACAAGGGAATGAAATCTCTGTGATGTTACAGGAACGTGATAATGACTACATTTGTATTACAGATATGATAAGGTCAAAAGAAGGAGATTTCTTTGTTACTGATTGGCTTCGCAATAGAAACACACTTGAATATATAGGAGCATGGGAGCAACTACACAACCCCAATTTTAATTATGGCGAATTCGCCATAATTAAATCAAAGGCTGGATTAAACAATTTCAAAATAAGTGTAAAAGAATTGTGCAATAGGACTAACGCTATTGGCATTTTTGCTAAAGCTGGAAGATACGGAGGTACATACGCACATAAGGACATTGCGTTTAATTTTGGAATGTGGATAAGTCCTATTTTCCAATTATATATTGTACAAGAATACCAGAGACTTCGAGAGAAAGAAAGCAATCCGTTGCTTGAAAAATGGAACGTTAAACGATTGCTTGCAAAAACGAACTATTCTATTCATACAAATGCAATCAAGTCGCTTATACCGAAGTACAACATCTCAAAATACAAAGAACGTTTGATATATGCGTCCGAGGCCGATATGCTCAATATTATATTGTTTGGGTGTACAGCAGAAGATTGGCGCACCGCAAATCCGGAATTGGCAAAGAAAGGGCTTAATCTACGTGATACAGCCACAATAAATCAGCTGGTTGTGTTATCAAATATTGAAAGTATGAACTCCGAATTATTAAAGCAGGAACTGCAACGAGAAACGAGAATGCAAATCTTACACAAGATGGCAAAAGAGCAGCTTAAAGTATTGAAGGATACTAACACGGAGGAAGATTTCAGAATGCTTGAACAGAATGCAATATTGAAAAATGACAAAGAGGAGAACAAATGAAATACGTATACACCTTTGCAGTTGATGCGCGCGGCTCTCTCCGCGTGTTCATTACTTACAACAAGCGTAAATTCTCTTATTCGCTCGGGTTTAGCGTGGACAAGAGCAAATGGGACATGACTATGCAGCGGTGCAAGCGCAACACAACTCACGGAAAGAGCTTTACTCCTGCAATTAAGATAAATGCAGAGATACAGAGGTATGAGGAGACAATACAATCCGTTGCCAACTCATTCAAGGAGTCGCCTGCAATAGAGGACTTCAAGGCGGAGCTTGACAAGGAGTTTAAGCGTGAAAATAAAACTGCACAAAAGGAGGGTTTCTTTGACCTCTACGAAGAATATATTAACGAGCAGAGCAAATTATGTCATTGGGGCAAGAGTGTAGTCTATAAGCACAGGAAGCTACTGCAAGAATGGAAAATGTTCGATGCAGAGATGAGTATAGACAAAATAAAGCCAGAAACTCTTGACAAGTTTGCAGCTTTCCAGTCGGACCTCGGCCACCAGAATGAAACGACAAAAAAGAAACTGTCAATGTCCAAGTGGTTTTTTCGCTGGCTTGTGGCCAAGGGCTTATTAACTGACATCTCCTTTACTGCACAGAGAACACACCTAAAGCGTGCCAACCGCAATGTGGTATTTCTTACATGGGAGGAACTGATGAAAGTGTATAACCACAAGTTCGACCAGCCCTACCTGTCACGCACACGCGATATATTCTGTTTCTGCTGCTTCACGTCATTGCGCTATTCCGATGCCGCTGCGCTCAAAAAAACAGACATATACGATGACGCGATACACATAACCACGCAAAAGACTAATGACAAGATTACAATAGAGCTTAACAACTACTCTCGCACAATCTTACAGCGTTATGCGGACAACGATACAGACAAGGCTCTACCAGTCATCTCAAATCAGAAAATGAACGTATATATCAAGGAGGCGTGCCGCCAATGCGGTATCAACGAGAAGCTAACGGATATATATTATATAGGTGGAAAAAAAATAGAGGGAACGAAAGAAAAATGGCAGATGGTCGGAACGCACAGCGGAAGGCGTACATTTATCTGTAATGCGCTGATGCTTGGAATTGCCCCAAACGTTGTGATGAAGTGGACTGGACACTCCGATTACAAGAGCATGAAGCCCTACATCGATATAGCAGACAAAGCAAAAAAAACGGCTATGGACTTGTTCAACAAGTAACCATAACCGCTTATTTCGCACGCATTTTAGCACGCATAAATCATAAGTCGCTGAAAATCAGCATACTATGTGGACCAGTGCGGCCCATGATGCTCCGCGCCGTCTTTAGTAGTGTAGTATATGCGGCTGACAGCTTTCTCTGCACTTTCCTTGTCGAAGTGCTTGCACTTGCCACCACCCTTGCAAAATACCATATATAATCTTCCCATAATCATCATTTTTTGAACTCGTTTATAAAATCACGAAGGACAGCCCCAAGGCTCTTCACCTCGTTCTCAATGCCCTCAATCCGCTTGTCTTGCGCGCGCTTTTCTGCAAATGCTGGATTTATCTCCTCCATCAGTTGACTACAATTTGTAACCATCTGCTTGTGTCGCTCAACCTGTGACAATGCCTCCTCGCTTGCAGCCTTAAGTGCTTCGACCTCTCTTAGTATTCCTTCCTTGTCTGTTGACAATACAAGATGCCCTGCGTACGTTATTGTTGCAGTCTCTGGAATTGTGTAGGTCTTGGTCGCACCATCTGCCTCTATGGTTATGTCTACCACAAGACCAGTCGGCTGCGCGCCAAAAGCCTTAGCTTGGCTATTGTCGTAGCGCGGAACTGCAACACTCACGGCTTTGCCTTGGTAATATCTTGACCCCTCCTTGTCAAGAAAGTAAATCGGGTAGCCTATTTTCACATCTTTGAATAGCATAATTTCAACGTGTTAGTAGCACGTGGGGCAATCACCTCCCCACGTGCTTGTTATTACTTCTCTTTCGACCTTTTCCGCGACCTCGCGAAAAAGCTATTGTTGTCAACCTTTTCGTTGGCGTCAATAGAATGGTCATCAGTGGTTATTTCCGTTTTGGAAACACCTCCTCATGTCGTTGCAGTTGTAGTCTTGCCCAAAGCTGCAATCAGTGCGGCAGTCTGGCTCTGCTGCGACAACTCCAATCTCGCGTCTTGATACTTGCGGTCAATGTCAGCATACCAATGATTGTTCAGCGCATCAATTATGCGCTGCGTGTTGTCCTGTCCTGCACGAATTACATCGCACTTGTCTTGCGACATCTGATAGCCAACAGAGCTGAATCCGCGCTCCACAGACGAGTTTACAAAATTGAGGCTCTGCTGCAAGGAGTTGGTCTGTCCTTGTATTGCGAGCTGGTTCTCATAGCCCATCTTGGTGATGCTATTCTGCGTGTTGCAGCAACAATTCTGAATTGCCTGGATAACTGCCGCATCACCTCTCTCCGCTGCGTTGATTACGCGCTCTGCCGAGAAGCCTACCTTGCCGCTTACGTTGTCAATAGCGGAGCGAACAGCGCACACGCCTTGCTGCAACTGGTTGAAGTCGCAATTAAGGTTTGCACCCAGTGTGGTCAAGGCATCGTTATTGCCCTTGATGGCCTGCATCAGCAGGTCGGAGTTGTGGTTGTCAGCCATCTGCGAGCGCAAAGATTGGATTTGACCCTGTATCTCAGCATCTTGCAGACCATTGCGGTTGTTGCCAAACCCGAAGCCATTGCCACCGAACATGGCAAGGAAAATAAGATACAGAAACGGATTGTTCAGCCACTGGTTTGCACCTCCAAGGCCACCGTTCATCATAGCTGCCAAGGCCATGGGGTCATTGCCCTTGTTGTTAGCCATTGCCGCGTAAGCAAGCGCATCATTACCTCTGTCGCAACAGATTACTTTCTCTACATTGTCCATGATTATGAATGTATTAAGTCGGTCGGGGAATATCCCCCGATAGCGCAAAGGTGGTGACAAGTTGCTTGTGAGTTGCTTGTGGGTTTTGTTAGTTGTTTGTTAGTTGCTTGTTGCTTTTAATACATTCTTTCGCTGCTTTATTTCGGCAATTATTATCATATTTGATAAATTCTTTGTATCTTTGCACCATAAAACATACAACATGGAGATATTATTTACCGATGAGGAAATAGAAGATGCTGTACTATATTCCAACTTTCATGGGAAATATAAAAAGTATAAGAGTGCTGGAAAATTAAAGAAAGATTTGCAGAAGGTCTTTAATGCTTTAAGAGCGGCTAAAGACACTGAAACCTTGAAAAGTATTCAAACACTACGTTACGAGAAAATGAAATACGACAAATCTGGTTTTAGTAGTGTAAGAATTGGTTACAATAGCAAATACAGACTAATCTTTACAGAAAACGAGTTAGGTATAACAATAGAACTAATCGAAATAAGCGAACATTATGGCGACAAATAACATTACTCCGTTTGAAGCAACACATCCAGTTGAATTAGTAAAGGATGAGTTAAAAGCGCGTGGAATGAGTAAAAAGGAACTCGCCACACGCATGAACATTCAGCAGGCTAATCTTAGCAGATTGCTTAGAGGTGGCACGTCCATATCTGTTGACATAGCAAGAAAACTTGAACAAGCTCTTGGTATTCCAGCAGATTATTGGATAAGCCTGCAACTGCAATATGACAAAGATTGCGCTGCAATAGCACAAAGAGAGGAAGAAGAACGGTCTGCAATAACAGTTGAAACAAGCCTGCATAACGTATTAAATCTTCCTTATCTGTATTCGCAACTAAGCATTCGTGCGTCTATTTTTGTGCAAGACAAATTAGATATGCTTAGGAGTGCCTTTCACGTAGAACCAATACAGATTCCTGCTCTTATTCCTAATGGTGCTTTTAAGAAAAGCGAAAAGCTAACGACAGACGAAAAGAACTTAAACACGTGGTTGTTACTCTCATACGTATCAGCTAACAATAATGCCCCTCAAAAACCTTATGAAGAAGGAAATGCAGATAAAGCAGCTGGTTATATCTCATCTGAGATGAATAAAGGCACATTAACCCAAACAAAGATGAAGTCTATCCTTAGCGACTTGGGCATCTCATATTCTGTTGTCAGAAAAATAGAACGTGTTCCTGTTGATGCTTTCTCTTTCTGGAAGAACGAATACCCATCTATCGTGACAACGAACAGATACAATGATATGAGCCGCCTTGTCTTTAATGTATTGCACGAACTTGGGCACATATCTTTACATTTAAGGAAAGGAGAGCATTCAGGGTTTATCTCTTCTGATTGCAATAAGAATACGGACTTAGAGAGCGAAGCTAATAAATTCGCTGCTGATGCTTTGATACCACCTCATATATGGAAAGAAATCAGCAGGAGCGAAATGCCACAAGGTTTTGCTTCCATCGTTCCGCATCTTAAAAAGATGGCGAAAGAAAAGTCCCTGTCAGAAGATGTGGTAATATGGAGATATAAGCATGACACTGGTTGCTACAATCTTAAGGGAACAAAAGCTTTACCTATTAGGTAACAAAACCAATTACAAGAAAAAGGCCACCCAATCCAGGTGGCCTTTGTTCATTCATAATCATTTTACATCTTCTGGTCCTTTATATCCTCTCTTGATATTCTCTTCGAGTAATGTTTGGTAAAGGTCAAACGTACTACCATCGCGTTTAAGCCAATCATGCAAAATTTGGATAAATTCCTGCATTGCAGGTAAAAATGCTTGCCTACTGTCAGCACCACGTATGCCGTCACGCCCTTTCCTGTGTCCTGTAAGAAATGTATTTTTCTCTTCGCGTAACATAGTATTTCCTTCCTTGTATTCATCACCTTTTGGCAACTTCTCGCGGAGTGTTTTCTCTATGACTTTATAATATAATTCATATTTCTCATTTGGATTGTCAGTCGGCAACTCAATCAGTTTCTGTAATTCATCTTTAAGGACAACATTATCGTTATCCTTATCAATGAACAAACCGTCAGTCTTTGCCTTGTCGGCATTAAACAACAGCTCCTCAACTTCTCTTGATTTTTTTTCTTCTGATAGAACTTTGGTCTTATTTGTCATATATTCAATTTTTGTTTATACGTTTCAGCCACTTCTCTTATCGTTTCAACCTCGAACGGATTTGTATTTACTCTTTCCGTAGCTTTTTCCGACCTCGGTATTAGAGCACTGTATTCTGCCCAGTTGTTTGTATCATAAGCAATAAGCGCATAAATTAGCGAGGAATGGACGCCCCATTTCTGAGCATACTTTTTTATCATCAGAGGTGCGTGAACATAAGGCTTTATAAATTGCAATTTTGTTGGCGACAGAATAAAGTCGCGAGCAAATTTATCTGCCGCATTTTCATCTGTCAGAAATAAATCACCTTCGTCAGAACTCAAATGCACTTTGTTGAGCACAATGTCATCATAATCAAACAAAACATGGTATAGCTCATGGAATAGAGAAAACCATAAGGTCGGATAGCGTTTGTTCAAGTCTGATATAACAATACATGGCTTTCCATTATACTCCATTGTTGCGCCACGTACTTGCATTTTGGGTAATGATGGTTGGTAAATCATCGTCACACCAACAGAATAAAGGGCACGAGCCACGTGATACAGCCCTGTTTCTACGTCTTGCGAACAAGGACGAATCTTCGGCATTATATCCATAAGCCTATCCCTGTCGTACATATTAGGGTTGTCAATATTCTTAAATTGAGCGTAAGCAGAAATCGTCCAGAAGTCACGCATCTTTTGGTCGTAACTCCTTCTTGTCATACTGTATGCTTTCGTCAGAACTGAAACGATATCTGCATATTCCTTGATTTGCTTGAAGCCAAAGAAATCGTTTATCCTTTGCACATAATTATTATCAGTAAAGAACCCTATCTTATTAAGTGTGTCTATGCTGAAATATTCGCAAAGGACTGCCGTATCACGTACATGGCAAATTTCACTAACATCTTTTGACTGAAGCGTATCAGCATTTGCGTTAAGGAAATCGTTCATCGAAACGCCGATAAATATAGCAACCTTCAATGTATTCAGAACGCTTGCACCAGTATAATTGCCCTTTATTATTTTATCAAGGGTCGCAACGTCCATGTCAAGCATCTTCGCTATTTTGGTTTTGCTTAGCCCAACCCTTTCTTGCTTACGAAGGAACAACTCCTCTATTGACAGGCAGGATATGTCATCTGTTGCTTCAACAGGTGGCACAAACACCCCCTTCATATACTCTTTGTATAAATCGCTCATAGCCTATTATTTTCTGCAAAAATACAAATATCCATGCGATATAGCAATATTTTCACCGATTATTTTCCGCTATTGGCAAGGAAACGGATTTCCTCACCTCCTCCCTCATCACCCGTGCAGCCAGCCCCTTTAGCCTGTACCTCGCACTATTCTTAAGCGAATTAGCCCTCTGCTGACTCATGCCGCTAAGGAATGCAATATCACCCTCGCTCATACCAAGTTCCATCAGCACGTCCACAAGCACCACACGCGCAACCACACACCGCTCCGAGCGACAGTTGGCAAGCGCATCAAAGTCAAGGCCGCTGGCTTGCATCACGGCTTCAACTGCAAAATCAAAAATCTGTTGTAATTGTTCCATTGTTCATAAGCGATTTTGTTCGTAAGAAAATTAAGCACAAAGGCAAGCACGGGACACATCACCATGCGCCCATGCTTGCCACAACAACCCAACAAAATCACTTATACTTACTATATATATGGTAATAGAGCAACACGCCTATTACTATGATAAACAGACCGCCAACGGCCCGAATCCTCCACTTTGCAGGAGGCTTCTCCACCTTTGTCACCGCATCACGCACCGTAGCCTTGTGGCTTGTGCTGTTTGTGCGGTGTGCTCGGCATGACACATGACTGCTCGCACTAAGAGCGTCCTTGTTGTGATACACGCTGCGGTCGCGATACACATACTTCGTCAGCACCTTGCCAGCTGTGTCCACAACTACATAGGTGGTCATGCGGTCGGCCACGCTGTCCACTGTTTCCAAATTGGAAACTGTCACAATCGTATCGCGCATCATCACGCTGTCGGTCTTATACACTATCAGCGTGTCGTGCGTGCGCTCAATGCTCTGCGCAACCTTGCGCGCGCAACTGCTGTGCAAGACAACTGCACAGATAATTACGATTAAAAAACCACTAATTCTACGCATATTCTTGATTATATTTGTTACCTTTGCAGTGTTTAATTCCCATATAAAAGAGGCACATCCTAAAGTTGCCCTAAACTGCCGCACGAGTTTTTCCGTGTGGCAGTTTTTTTACAAAAACTTTCCATAGGCAAAGTGGTTCACCCGATTTAGCCAGCCATTCAAATTCACCTTTTGGCTCGGATTCTTGGCAACAATAGCCTTATAAAAAGCTATCCTGTCCTGCTTCAACGCCCCGAACAATGGCAGCGGACTACGCGTATTTACCGCCTGCAAGGTCTGCTTGCCCATGATGCCATCAGTAGCCGTTTTAACTATCCGCTGCAAGTGCGTCACGGCCGTCTTGACTCCGCTGTTATAGGCCCAATCCACGAGGATAAAGGCAACACTCTTGTCTTGTATGTAGTCAGCCTTGCACTTGTCCCAATAGTATTTCTTAAAAATGTACTCCCACTCCGCATCAGTAATGCGCTTCAAGTCCTCAATCGTCTTGCTCTGCCCATACACACTGCGGTAAGTGGCCAATGTCACACCCTTGTTAGTCGGCCCTCCCTTGTCAGCCTTTCTGTTGCAATAGCCGCCCTCGCGCTCCAGCACAAATGCCGCTAATTCTTTCCAATTTTCCATACGTCTAAACTTATTTTTCTTATCTTTGTGGGTGTTAATATTTTTGTTTTGACATGGTTATGTTGAGGGGTTGGTGCGTTGTGAAACGCGCCAATTTTTATTCAGTTTTGTTCTCGCGTTTTTCGCCATACACCTTAGTAATACCAGCTGTAACAAACAAACTTGCCACGCTGCCTACGAAAGCACTAAGCCCCATAAGGTCAGTGTGTATTGTGTTACTGTTCATAACTTCCCATATCAGAACAAATGCTACACAGAGCAACAATACACACCCTATCAGGGTAACAGCCACAAGGAAGAACGCCTTGCTGCTGTGCCCACTGTTCACACGTATCAGTTCCGTGATATATCTCGTTAATCTCATAGACCTATTGTTCAGGGTGATTACTACTTGCACACAAAAGTTGTGGAGGCTGACGGTTTGGGCAACCAAACACCGTACACTTTTGGCTCTCCGCATACTGCTGCTTCACAACCAGTTCTGCCATTTCCTTTTTTAGTCGTGCAAGTTCATCGCGTTGCTCATTCAACTGCACATATAGCGCATCAATCTTTCCATTCAGTTCCTCTTCGTGCTTCACTTTCTCATCATACAACTTCTGCCATTGGGCAGCATATTGCGTAATGTTGTCTGCCTCGGCCTTACCTGCCTTTGCAGAAGCTTCACGTTTCTTCGCATCATAAAAAAGAAATATGCCAAGCACTGGTATAGCTACGCCTGTAACGATAGAACTGATAGTTTGTATTAGGTCAGTCAAAATTCGCCCTCCTTTCTTCTTACATAGGCTTCTATCTCTCTTGCCACTTCAACTATCTCATCTGACTTTATGTCGCCGCGAGATGCCGCTATCTTAACGCACTCAATCCTTATTTCTTGTAGTCTGTTCATTATAATCCGAGTTTTGCTTTTATCTTATTCAATAGTTCTTTGTCCGCTGCCGTCATTACCCCAGCCTTTGCGGTTGTCGCAGCCGAAATGCTTAATTCTTTCGTGCTGATGTGGTTAGTCATAAGCCAAGTTTCGTTTTAATTTGTTCTATAAGTTGCTTGTCAGTAGCAGACATTAAGCCATCATTTGTCGTTGTTGCAGTAGGTATAGGGTCTGTATGTTCCTTATTGAAAGGTAAACCAAATTGGCTTAATACATATTTATTCTCTCCGCTGTCCCAATGTAATCTATCACCGAAAAGACAACCCCAATCTTCTACATGACTTATTTCTTGTCGAGTGCCATTCGTAAAATAGATAGCACGTTGAAAAACCTTTGATTTATTGAAAATAATTTGCCTTGTATAATCATTCTCAATGCTCTGCATCATTGTAATACTCATTGCTCCGTTAGCATACGTGCAAAGCACGTGTACAATATTAGAGTTGCTTGATATTTCAATGGCTTTAAGCGCATCAAGAGCCGCTTCCTCTGATTCAAAGTTTCCAAGGTCACGTGCATAGGCAGTTAAATTATCAAGCTTTGTCTTGTCAGCAGCCGTCATCACCCCCGCTTTGGCAGAAGTGGCTTTAGAAATTGGTGTATCATACGCTCCACCATTTGCAAAATTCAGATAGCGTAAATTAACATATTCTGCTGTACTTTGCTCCTCTCGAATGAATCTAAAGTTTACTCCACAGTCTTTCATTCGTTGTCCCCATTGCCATGGTAAAAGTCCGTCTTGATAACATGCGCCGCCATCACTACCCATATATGGTATCATATACTGTGATGTTTGATGTTCTTCATTATCATGGTCATAATGAATATTATTATCAGCACCCCATCTTTTCCAGCGAACATATATTCTACCTTTTTCTGAATAAATCCACCAGTTACATGACGCAACACAGTTTTTATCAGCATCAGTACCATTAGAATAAATGTAGTTCTTAGTTGTGCCATTAACCGAAGTCTGAACAGTTGGTGGCTTGATTGGTGCCATCGGTGTGTTCCATGCGCCCCACTTGCCGCCTTGATAGTAACGAACTGCAATAGTCAAGTTGCCAACTGTGTTTATTGACGCAATGCTCGTCTTTGCCGTGTTGAACGTAATGCTGCCTTGTATCGTCTGCATGAACACGCTGTCACCCACATTCAGATTCGCGAACGTCACAAATAATGGAATGCCAAAACACTTCATGCGGTGCAAACCTTGTGCAGTTTCCGCACCAAATACGTCAAGTTCTTTGTTCAGCGCATCAATAGTAGTCACATTATCATGCGCAATGAGCCATTCTGCGGTATTGGCCAAAGTTCTGCGCTCTGAGGCATTGACAAGTCCGCTTTTTATCGTAGAATAGGGTATGTATTTATTCTCCCCGTTATCGTTTATCACGACCATCTCGCTGCCCGTCAGACTCGTGTCCTGCGGTAGCGATTTTAGTACGTCTTTGAGTTTTACTGTTGCCATATTGTTAAGGTTTTATTGTTCCATTATCAGAAGGGCCAGGTGTCAGTGGTACTTTAGTCCATGTCATCTGTCCTATGTTCGTATTATCCTTAATGTTGAATGACGGCTTTTCTATACTGCCGCTGCCAAGGTCGCTGCTCGTGCTGCCTTCTTCTACGAGCCAATAGAAACTCCCGTTTCCTTCAATACAGCCAGTTAATATAACAGCCTTACCAGTCTTCAGTCTGTAATAGGATATTGAACTCTTTCCAGATGTCATAGTCGAGTCCTTCTTGTAGAGCGCACCCGAGACACCAGCTTCCGAGACACCAGCTTTTATGTCTATTATATTCTGATTAAGTACTTGCGACATCTTGTTTATTATATAGAACTTATAATCAAGAAACGCTATGGATTCTGCATAATCGTTTGCATTATTACCATAAGGAGGGAGTAAAAGTGTCCTTTTGTCGCCTATATCGTATGACAATATTACTATCGGGTTGATAACGAAAAAGTTCGGTCTGTAATAGCTTCCTTTAAGAGTAAAAGCCTTTTCCCATTCCGTATCATTCGTAACTTGTGTTAGCCCTTTCAGATATGAACCTACAAGCAGCCCGTTCACTTGCCCACTCTCGCAGAGGATATTCCCACGAAACCAATACTTATCATTCTTCGGGTCAATTATCACGCGGCATTCGTCTTTATATACACCATACAACCCAACTACATTCGTGTCTTTGCCGCCAAGGTCGAAGCCCTCACCACTCATCGCGATACCTGTAAACTTTCCGTCTGCGTCCTTTGTACCAAACGCGGCATTCTTCGCGGCCACATAATCCGCACCAAGTTCGGTGGTCTGTCCGTCCCACTGACGCACCCATGATACCTTGTCTATCGCAATATCTGCAATATCGTTATCGCTCCTCGTCCATGCACTTGCAGTCTTGCCAACTTCAAGTTTCGGCTCTGTAACGTAAACACACGGAACAAACGGATGGTTTTGCGGAATTTGCTTCGAGATGACACGGAACAGGCAAAGGCAAGTATCTGGCAAATTGGCTGCCGTCTTGAATGTGACAATGTGGCGTACCCATGAACCTGCTGTTGGCTGGAATTTAACAGCACCGTCTTTTGGAGTATCTTGTTCCTTGCCGTCCACGAACATCTTCTCTGTGGTGTCAACCATAGTAAGGCCATCGGTGGCCCATGTCCATAGATAGGTATATACTGGATTTGCAACTCCACGACCCTTCAGATAAAACGATAGCGTGTACCAAGTTGATGGAGCAATTTGGCTCTTGACATTTTGCTGAAAAAAATCAACATTCGAGTCAGGAGTCGGCAAATCTCCATTTATTTTGAATGCAGTTTCAATCTGCACCGCCCCATGTCCGTTCAAACCGTCAGACCTCGTACCTTTCAGTTCAAAAGTTTTGTCTGTGGTCGGCACATTGTCAAACGTTTCTTGCTTGAACTCTGTATAGTCAAGCAAGTTTGGGCGCATATCCTGCCCGTCCGTGCCATCTTTACCAGGCGCACCGTCTTTGGCCATATAGCTCACGCTGTAAGAATACGTGCCATCGGGCCATTTCGTGCGCGTCCACAGATATTTGCCCACTTCCGATGGCGGCACGCTGTTTAGCCATGTCCCCGTTGGCGCATTAACTCCGCTGCTGCCTATCTGATAGGTTACATTGCTCTTGCTGTTCGCACCCCACTTTATCACGACATCGCTGCCTATCGTCACAACACCAGTTGCAGGGTTGTAATCTATCGCACCTTGCCCAAGGCTAAAGCTGCCGTTCTCCTTAAAATGGTAATTATATTTTCCGCTATTGCTGTTAAGTGATATTATTGTACCATTTTGCAGATACAAACCAAATCCACCACCATCAGGTATACGGCCTAAACTTGCAACTATCTTGCCAGAAAAAGACTTGGAGTTTACGCCATTAAGTAAGTCAATGGTCGGCACGCCGTTTTCGGTAGCATGGAGGTATATCGCATTCTGTCGGCTCGGTTCGGTTATGTTGCCATACTGCACAATCTCGTCACCAGCCGCAGGCAAGTTCATCGGCACATCGTTGCTCTCCACAAATTCCGATTCTTCTTCCTGCATGATTTCGCCCACAAACTCGCTGGCCATGACGGTAAACCAACCCTCCTTCATGTTTGCGCTCTCAATCTTCACCCAGTAGCCCTTTATGCCTTTGGTTACGCCATCAGACCCTACCTCCACACGCTGGCAGCGTATAAGGTCATTCTTCACAAAGCCGCCATATCCGTGAGTGGCTTCGCCTTCAAGCTTAATAAGGTAATATTGGTTTCCGTGTTCATCGGTACGCAGACTTACTTCCTTCACCTTGCCGCACGCCTGGCTGATTCCGAGTGAGCCGCATATCGCACGCACTTGGTCTATTATCAGCTCATGCGCAATAAAGGCTTTGCGCACCTTTACATTGTCTATTTCAAGCGTATATTCTGGGCTTTCTTCCGAACCGCTGTTGAATATCTTCCACCCATGGCCCATGAAGTCCGAAGCAAAGTATTCTTGCATCTCGCACACCACCTTTCCGAAAGCGTTAAGCACCTTGTTTCCAGTACTTCTTGCGCTCCCTACAAATCCGTTGAACCATGTGCTAAGTAATCTTGCCATATCTCTTATTCAAAATATTCTATTATACCATCTGCGGCAGTGTCATTTCCGCTGTAACCGCTTGCGAACATTGCTCCAGCTTCAAACGTTATAAGCCCTTGCGCGTTGTCATCATCGCGGCTGTGCAGAAAGGTGTTCTTCATACGGAGAGCAGAATACACGTTATCATCAGTTTCTTTTGTTGTGTCGTTAGTCTTGATGATATAGACTGATGCTCCGCCCGATGTGCCTTCGCTTACGAGTGTGCTGCCGCCAATATTAAGGCTCACTTCGTTATTTATCTGCTTCTCCAAGTCCTTAAACTTGGAATAGGTGGCCTTTTCTCCAATGATGTACGTAGGGCTATCATAAGGTATGTCCATCTTCTTTTCATAGCCCATAACGCGGCTTTCACGCTTTCCGCTGCGGAATAGTGCAGCGTTATACATTGTCACTCGTCTGCCGAGGTCAAAGTCCCATGCGTTTTTCGCGTCAAGGTCGCTGCCGCTGTAATCTTGCACTATCTCATTGCCATAATCGTCAACGAGTGTGTTGCCGCTGTCATCGGTAATGTTTGTTTTTTCCCTCACACCATACGCTATATCCGAAAACAAGGTACATTCGTAGGTATTCGGGTCAATCATCATTTTCTTGATTTGCTTCTGCGTTTCCGTTGCAAGTTCTTCTTGAGCTTCGCCTATAAGTCCAAGGTTCTCAATTCGCGAGCTGTCCCAGCCAGTTAGGATAAATTCGTTGCCTTTTTCGGGGTGCATTGACTTGTTAGGGAGATAAAGACCGCCATCGAACTGTTTCCTCAGAATGCGAAAAAATTGATGGTCAATGGTTGGTTCTGTGGGCGTTTCGGAACTGTTGAACTGCACATCAAAGGTCAGTCCTGAGAGTGGGCCAGATTGGAAGATAACTTGCATATTCTCACCATTTGGCAGTTGCCATGCTCTATCAAAGACGAACTCGTTTGTCTTGATGTAATATTCGGTGTATTTCTCGCCTGTGGGCTGCTTGTTCTCGTCCACTACATTTTGCAGTTTGTCGCGCACTTCTGTTATTTCTGATTTAGTGCGAGGGTAGATGTCATCGAATACAAGCACTTTTTCAACAATCTCTCCGTCCTTGGCCTCTTGTGTGTCTATATATCCAGGCGATGGCAGCGTTAATCGCGTTTCAGCGAGGGCCTTGATTTTCTCTGCTTCTTGCTTGTTTGCAGGAAAGAAGTGTGTCGGAAGCTTCGCTGTTACAAGGTTGTTGAGCGTGAATTTTTCTCCACCTTTAAGCGTAATTGCGCTCTTAGCAATCTTGAACATACTCGTATGTACGTCAAGCGTTGGTTCGATGTATTGTGTGGTGTTATACCATATAGCCTTTGCCTCCTTTTTCGTTTTAGTGAATGTTATTTTGCATTCCGCTTGCGTGTATGAATCGTCTTCCGTTGTTGCAAAGCCAAGGCTCGCTTTTTCATCTGATATGGACAACTTCCCTTCTACCCCACGGGCTGAAAGACTTAAAACTAAAAGATATTCAATCGTAACAGAAGTTTCTTCAGTTAATTTTACAGACGGGATACAGAACTGATACGAGTTGTATTGCTGACCTGAGCCTGAGCCATATTCGTTCAAGTTGAGTGAATACTCCTTATACGCCAAGACACGTTCATATTCTTTTCCGCCAATTTTAACAGCACTACCCTTTCCACTGTCAACGCAACGAACAATCGCGTATATTCGCCCACTTATATACCATTGACTATCTATTGGTCCGACTGTACTCCATGATAGAAGCAACCCGATTCCAGATTTCTGTTCTTCATGAGACCCTTCTCTTAACTTAACAGCGTTCTTCGCTGTAATACTGATATACTCCGTTTTAGCACCACTGGCAGCACCTACCAAGTATTTATCAGAATAATAAAATGTTTTCTTATCGATTGATATTGTGCCAAAATCATTCACAGATGGCTTCTCAACCTTTACCTCCGTTACTTTGTCAAAATACTCGGAGTAGAAAGGGTATTCGGAGCTGAAATACCAACTGTCTGTTGTTCCTTTCAGCCCCGTGACGGTAAGCTCTACATCACCTTTATCCCAGTTTGCAGGCAGATTGTTTGATGAGCCAAAGGCATACACACGCGTTGCGTAGTCTGTTTCGCTCTTAGACCCGTCCATGCTTTCAACGTTCTTGCCAAGGATAAAGTCCACATTCGTTCCCTCTGCGTCCTGACATTTGCCGAAGTGTATCACGTTTTCTATTACCCACCATTCAGTGTCCCAAGCCTCTGCTATCTGTGCCAGCGCATCAATGTAGTTTACTGACGAGTAAGATTGCGTTTTGACCTTTTTCAAATCATAGTCATCCTTAGGCACGTTAAAATCGTATTCGTCCGTACCATTATAGCGCATGCCCTCCACTTTGTTAAGGCAGCGCACAAGGGTTTTGACTTGTTCTTCGAGGTTGGCCGTGAGGTTGAATGACGCCTCCAGCGTGTTGTTGTACTCCGATTTGTACTTGTACATTCGGTTCTTCCACGCGAAGTAGTATGCTTCGAGTTTCAGCTCATACTTATAACCACCCGTGTTGCTGTCGTATGTCGGTGATTGTATCTCTGTGACTTGATACACCTTGTCATTCCACGTACAATATGAGCCAATGGGGAAGAATACGGGTTCTGCGAGGTTGAAGTGCAGTTCCACGTAATCTTCCTTCATCAGCTCTTTGCGTTCGATACACCCAACGAAGATATTGGGCATCTCGTATATTAGCTCTCCCTTTGGGCTGTATATTGGTAATGTCATTCAGAGTGCAGTTTTATCGGTCTGTCGGGTTCGGTTCAAGGAACTTGATTTTAAGGGAACACAAATTACCTTTCATGTTCACGTGATAGGAAGAATAGCTGACAGGCACCAATTTGTAAGTATAATTATTCACAATAGGTATCGAAATTGTACAACCGTCACGGATATCATTTAGAAGTTCATTCTTGCGTTCATTCGTTTCAGCCCTTGTGCTTGCTATTATAACGAATGGCAATGTAACCTCACGTTCCTTTATTTTCCTATCCTTGATTATGCACCGCTTGCCATTTTCCAACCTTGACTCATTAGACACATAATCCTTATAGTCGGCAGGCGCATCTATCGCGTCAACAAACCCATTACCCATTTTGACGCGATAACTTTCAAATGCGTCTTTATTGTTTATAAGCAGTTCGGTCATATTGGCAAATTTCGTATTTATATGCTGATATGATATTGTATTCCAATTTTAATTTATTACTTATGCAGTTGTTACAGGAAAGCGACACAGAGGCAAAGTGCCGCTTCCCTGTTATCATAGGTTTTCTATTTTCTTGCGTATTCTACTGACTTCATTCATGACCCCCGATATAGCCTTGCTTGACACTCCAGTATTCTTTCGTATTTCAACCAACTCCAAATATGAGTTTTCTTGAATATCACGCACAGTGCCAATGGAATACTCAATATTCTTCACGCTGGATTGTATGACATTTTGAATATCACGTATCTGATACAATGCTTCTGTCTGTGCCAATGCGCGACCGCTAAGCTCCTCGATGCTGCTCTCTGACGCGGCAGCAAAGCCTTTTGTCTGTGACCCGTCACTCGCTTCACCACCAAGCCCGACATTGTTCAGCGTGTCGTTTCGCTGATTTGTAAAGTTGTTTGCAGCCTCTTCCAACTCTTGCTTGAGCTGGCGTGCATGCTCTTCAGTCAGCGTTCCTCCATCGGCCTCGACTTGCTTCTGATAGCGTTCTGTATAATCCTTTGTCCACGCTTCGACTGCTTTACCCATAGTGTTGTCTATGAGGGCTTTGCGCATCTTGTCCTTTACAGAATTAGCGAAATCGTCTGCACCGCTGTTCATATCTTCAAGAACTGACATGAAGTTTGAGTACATATCATCGAACTTGATGCCTGTAAACTTCTCTTTCATGTCCTCTTGGAAGTCTTGCGTAGCCTTCTTGCATTCAATTAACTTGTCCAAGTAGTCTTGCATCTCTACTGGAAGCTTCGCCCAGTATTCGCCATTGTCTGCGCCTTTGGCTGCTACAAGTTGGTCGTAGCTGAGGTTCGTTAGGTCAGACACGCTGTTAATCTGCACGCCTGCCGCTTGGCTCATTGCTTGCAAGCCATTTGTTCCAAGGTCTCGGTCTATTCGGTAACCGTAGCTATGAGCACCTATGTTACGTACTTGCAGATACTTTGTCGCAAGTGTTTGTAGCGACTTTTCTTCGGCCTTGTATAATGCTTCTACTTCTTTGATGGCTTTCTCTGCACCATCTCCGAAGCTCATTTCTATGTATTGTTTCTTTTTTTCTATAAGGTCACTCCATATACCCGACAGCTTCTCGTAATGTTCCCTTTCATTCTCATAGGCTTTAAGTGAGTCGCTTTTACCGAATATCATCTTAAACATTCCCGTAAATACGTCTGCGATTCCACTGAATACGCCAGTGATAGCGTGTACGTAATTCCCGATATCAAGGAAAGACCCAATTTTCGTCAAGTCGAACCCATCTAACGCAGAGCCTATCTCTCCAATCCCATCGAACATGGTTCCTAAACCTTCGGGCATTGTCACACCGAACTTCTCGAGCATATTAGATACGTCCTTGCCCATATTCGCCATTGCAGTAAAGCCGCTGCCGACTGACTTAAATGAGGATTGCGCTGTCTTCTGCGCATCTGATAAGTCTTTCGTTGATTTTGCAGCTTTATCAAGCATATCACCAAATGTTTTCAGCTCGCCAGTTACAGGGTCGTATACTTTCTCCGCGCGTATTTCTGCCTTTTCTTCTGCTGACGAAGCATTTTGGTATCTCGTCCAAAGACTTCCACCGCCAACACGTTGGACTTGTGCTTGTGCAGTCTTTGCCGCTTGTGATTTTTCTTTTAGATTGCGTACCGAAGTAAATAATCCGCCTATAAGTGAGCCTTTCTTTGTCTGTTCATCGCGGACTTTATTTATTGCTTCGTTGATGGCCTTAATGCTTTCTATTGAGAGATTTTTATCGTTCTTGATTAGTGTTTCAAGCTGACTTTGTAGCTCTGCCAAGGCAGATTTGCTCAGGCTGCTAATGTCGCCAAAGACGTCCTCCCAATTCAGCTGCTTCTTTACCTCCTCAAATTCAAGGGCCTTATTAGCCGCATCAAAATCTTTAACCTTTAATTTGTATTGCGCTGAGTCTTGGTCAAGACCTGTCGTTTCATACAAGAACTTCTCCTCCAACGCCTTGCGTTTCTCCAAGAATGTTCCGTACTTCTCGTAATAGTCATTCCATGCGTCTTTTGATTGGGACACCCAGTCAAGTTGGGCTTGGGCGTTGTCGTGCAACTTATTAAGCTCTTCTTTCTCTGCTTGTGATGTCGCCTTAGATGCAAGCTTCTCCAATGCGGCAATATCAGCACGCAGCTTCTTTACCTTTTCGCTGCGGTCTTTATTGTCCTTATCGTATGTTTCTCTAAGCCCGTCTACTATCTCTTTTTGTGACTTCTGCAATGTCTTGCCTGCTAAAGCCAATGCACCGTTATATGCCTTTATTAAAGCACCATATTCGCTGCTACTCTCACCAGATGCTAATATCTCTTTCTTCAGTTGTTCAACGCTTTTCGCAACACTTCCTTTAGCCTTGTTCAATGCGTGCAGGCTCTTGGCCACATTCTCAATTTTGCTGTCCGCGTCTTTCACGGCCTTGTCGTACTTTAATTCTGCGTCACGCATTGACTTCTCCACGCCATCATCTGCCAGGTCGTTATTCTGCTGCTCGTTGCCTGCTGTCAAATCTGATACAGCATCTTTTATTGATGAGTTATAATTATCTGTCGCTTCCTTAATTCTTCTATTTCTTTCTTCTATTTTTCGTTGTGCGGCCTCTCTTTTCCTCTGCGCGGCTTGCCTCTTTCTCTCCGCCTTGGCTTCCTCTTTCTCTTTCTCTTCTTTTTCAGCTGCCGCTTTATCCTCTTCCGCCTTCTTGTTTTCTGCCGACTTTTGATATTGAGCCATTCTCGTGGCAACTTTTTCTTCTGACATCCATTCTTTACCAACCCTCCGATACTGCACCTTCCCTGTCTTTTTTCTTGCTCCTTGCATTTCTTTCAACAGTGCAGCATAATAAGCGGCATTACTCTTATAACTGTCTGATGAAAGTCCCAAGTTTTTCATCCACTTAGGCACTTGCGCATCATCAACATTGATATGAAAGTTTATGTCATTTTCTTGGTAATTTTGCAAGAAGTCTCGTATCGTTGAACCTAATTGCTCTACAGACATTTTGTTGTAGCGGAGCTTGAGGGAGTTGAAGTCAAGGTCTTCACTCGTATTGCCAACAGCCTTATTGAAATCCTGCTCTTTGGTTTCTGTGGAAATCAAACTATCTTCCGTGTCTCTCAATGAATTAACGAAATTACTTCCTAAGTCTTTCGCCGCGATGCCTGTTTTTTTCGATACTTCATATAGGACCTTTAGACGCTCAATGTTCTGCTGCGTATATTTCCAACTTTGATTACCTAAACTAAATTCAGCTGAATCATATGCGCCAGTTCTAACACCCATTTTATTGAACAGACCTGCATATTCTTCTTTTATTCTTTTTCTTTCTTCTTTTGTTGACGCATTTTTTATTTTAGGCACAGCACTCTTAACTTCTTCAAGAATAGATATAGAAAGACCTTGGGCCATACCCTCAGAAATTTGCTTTCCAGCATTCTTTCCTATTGTGGCGACTTTGTATTTTAGCTTACTTGTAATGTCTTCTTGCGCTGATTTATATGTTTCATCTCTTTCATCTTGGAATTTCTTGTATTGTTCTGCCTTTGCTCTTTCAGACGCCTCTTCCCGAATAAGCCCTATTAGTATGCCCTTCTTCTCAATGAGCTGTTGTGTTATATTTGCCTCATCGTTCAATAGCCCCTTGCTCGTGTCTATATGTATGCCATATTCCTCATATTTATCAACAAGTTCCTTCAGCGTGTCTTGATGCACCTTTGTGGTCTTATCTGTGTTTTCAAGGGTTGTAAAAAGTCTTTCCGCATCGCCAGTAGCATCAATAACTGTCTTATTGTAATTAGACAACGCACTGTTAGCATCATTTGTGCTTGTATAAAAGTCATACATAGCGACACCTACGGCTGCTGCAATAGATATTATAGTACCCCAACCGCTTGCTTTCATTGCGGTATTAAGTCCGATTGTGGCTCCCGTTGCAACTTTCATTGCTGTGGACATGGCAGTTATGGCTTGTCCTGCCAAATATGCGCCTGTCTTGATGCCAGCAAAAGTCACGACAATCTTCGCGGCCTCCGCAAAATCCTTTAGATGCTTTGTCAACGTGACTATCAAATTCGTGACATTGTGAATTGTCCCATCGTTGGCCTTGCCTAACTCCAGGAAAAAGCCAGCCACGTTTTTCTTCATCACAGCGAATTGATATGACAATGTACCGCTCATCTTGTCATTCATCTTATAGAACATTCCGCCCTTTTCTGTCGCTGAGATAAATGAGTTTGTGATTTCACTTACAGGGATAGTGCCTTTCTTGACCTTTTTCATAAGGTCTGACATACTTTCTCCCGTTTTCCTTGATATGGATATGAGAGGATTGAACCCTGCCGTTATCATGGAGCGAATTGTGCGTGTATTCACTTGACCCATTGCGGCCATCATCTGCAATGAACTCGCGAGTCTGTTGAATTTCTGCTCGCTGCCCATGGAAACTTCATTCATAGCTTCCAAAAGCTTAGGTATGCGCGATGCGCTTTCTCCAAACGCCACGAATTGCTGCGCCACCCCAGTAAGGCTGCCAAGCCCTATTGCCGAGTGAGAAGAAACGTCCTTTATGCTTGAAAATAACTGGTCGGCAGCCGATTTGCTTTGCATGATGCCATATAAAGATGTCTTCATCTGCTCCATGCGCGCATTAACTTCTATCATCTGCGTTATGAATGCCTTTAGACCAGCAGCGACGCCAATCGTTCCAAGGAATTGCTTCCATGTCCCGGCAAGGTCTTGGACTGCCTTTTTTTGTTTCTTTGCTTCTTCTGATGATAGCTGTGTCTGTTTCCGCACCTCCTGCTGAGATTGTGCAGCTTTTTGGTCTGATGCCACAATTCCATCGTTTACCGCTTTGCGGACTTGCATCATTTGCTCATAATCAGCACGGACGCTATGCAGTGTGTTCTGCATAGTGGTGAGTGCAGTTTCTTCGCCTTTGAGAGACTGCTGCGCTGTTTCCAACTGCGATTGTATAGATGCCTTGTTGCTATCTGTTGCTTCGCTATATGCTTGTTGCAATCTCTGCACCTCCGCACGATGGCTCTCCACAACATCTGTTTGAGTCTTAATGCTCTCCCCAAGGTCTGATATGGTCTTTGAAGCAGCTGCACTTGCATTGTCAAACGCTTTCGTGTTTATCTGCATCTTTGCCAATGACGCATACGATTGGTCTATTGATTGCGAGCATGAGCGCATCTCTGCCTCCAATTTGGCCACCGCACCAGACTGGGCCTCAGCATCAAGACTTGATATGGCATCACGCAGTTGCAGTATCCTTGCGCTCTGATTTGAAATATTAGCGAACTCCTCATTATATTGCTTCAAGGAATCTCTCGCGACAACACACTTTGAATGTATCTCTTCAAAACCTTGTCTGATGCCATCTCCCATTTTAGTGTTCCCTATTGTGGAAATGGCATCGCCCATCTTCTGTGAAACATTACTTACAGTGCTATCAGCAGCACTGAATGCAATAGAAAGTTCGTTTGCCTTGACTTTCATCATGTCAAGTTTGGCGATTTCTTTTGTCAAGACATCTTCACGCCCTGTCTTTTCGTCCCACAACTTCAATTTCTCCGTTCCACTTGCTGCCAGCCATTGCTGATTGAGCATGGCAACCTGCTGTTTCAGATTTTCAACATAAGCAGTTTGGTCTGCAATCACTGAAGATAATTGTGCCTGCTTTTGGGCTACCTCCTCCGATATATTAGCATGGTTTATTTCGACTATATTCCAATCCGACAATCTGCTGCCGCATTCTGCGATGCCTTCGGAGTATTTGTTAAGTTCATTATTGTAAGATGCAAGTTTCTGCGGGTCAGTTGTCGAACTTATTTGTTGCCCTATGCCCTCCATCTTGCTTGAAAAATTACTGATGGAGTTAATAGCCCCAGACATTCTTGACGCACTGTCGTTCAGTCCTTCTATCTGATTCCTTACCACATCAACAGACCCCCAAAAATCGCTCAACTTTGTCTTTTGCTCGTCTGCCGCCAAGCCTATTGCTCTAATCGCATCAGACGCATTTCCACTAAGCGATTGTAAATCTGACGATGATGAGGCATTTATAGATTTTGTAGCGTCTATGATTTTGGCAGACAACGAACTAATCCCATTGCTGACGTTGTCTATATCTTTCTGTATAGACTGCATCAATAACGGAGCTACATTTTCTGTAGCCAGCTTCTTGCAAACACTGTCGTACTCATTTTTGAACTGCTCCAGCTTGCCCTGCATTTTGACAAGCTGGTCGTAATTTGCTAATATTTCAAATGAAAGTTCCATAAATAATCTTTATTCCTTTATCAGATTTATATCCATTCTTGAGATGTAATCGTCCTCGTCTTCCACTTCGACTTTTGCATCATCACCTGCCCAATGCGCCTTATCTTTCTGCATTAGTAGAATCAGCTCGTAAGGGATTTCATTAACAGCCTCATTGTAAGAGAGTCCAAGTCCTCCTTCGCCCTTGTATATGAATGAGGCTATTTGCCCGGCTATTGTATATGATGGTATCATTTCGTTCTTGCTGCCACCTCCGCGTATTTCTTTGCTGAGGCGGCAACTTGAAAAACCTCTTGCATACTGGTCATTTCAAAGAAAGCATATAATGCAGCGGATAACTCCTCGATAGAACCATTCTCAAGCATAGAAGCAACATCATACGCTTTCGCTTCGTAATCTTCCTTGTCGCCAACAAACAGATAAGCCAAGCCTTTTGCTATATGCTCCATGTTGCGCGGTATGCTTAGAAATTGTTCAGTAAATCCTTTTTCAAAGTCTATATCGGTCATCGCGAACTCACTTATAGCCCTGCACATTATTTTAATCGTCGGGCTTCTCATCGTATAAGCCTTTCCACCGATAACAAAGGTCTTGAACCTCTTCCCTGATACCAAATTGGCAACTAATATTGCGGCTTTGTTGTCCATATAGAAATATAAAAAGGCTCGCAACCTTGAACTACGAGCCTTTGTTTGATATTATTATAACGATGTTACTTCACGGATTTCTGCTCTGATTCATCGGGAGCATTCAAAGGCGTGATGCCAGTCAAAATATCTTTTGCAGAATCTGCATCAACCCAATATTCTGCTGCAACACCTGGTGTTCCATTTTCTTGAGCTGTTGCCTTGACACCGAGACCAAGGTTCTTCTCCTGAGTGTCTACCTTCGCGATGATTAGCGCATTCGTGAACACAATGAGATGCCCCGTCTTTGTTTGCGCAATTACACCTTTGTTTACGAGGTCATTCGCAGATGCCGACCGCCAGCCATCAAAGTCCATCGTTTTAGTAGTACTTTCACCACTCTTGACTTCCAGACCTCCTTGCAGGTCTGCCTTCTGGGCATAATCATAAACGCCCATTGTAAAGTTGATGATATGATTACCATCGGATGTCTTATCCGTGAAGTAAGTTAGACCAGTCAGCTCATTTTTATAGTCTGTAGTTTCAGGGTCATCTTGTTCATAGCCCCACGTTCCATCATGGGAATTTTTTACGCGCGTAAAAGAGCCGCTTGGGCCAATCATAGCCGTCAGCTTAGCCTTGGTTGGAACCTCTGCTATTACAGGCCCATACCAAATGTTCTTTATTCCAATATACGGTTTTGCCATTTCTTTTATTGTTTAACGTTTAGTACTTCAAAAGACAATTTCAAATTAACATAATGACATCTCATCTGCCTATCTTCTTCTATCCCGTTCTTTTGCAATGAAATCACGTAGTTATCTCCTTTATAATCTCCGACTATGCCATCCTTGAACATTTTAAGGGCCTCGTTCTCGTAATAAGAAAGCCTTGTGAGATTAGCTACATTAGGCGTAGGGTCTGGAACGCAGATGCTTATAGTTACAATACACGTCGCCCATATTTTGCCATACCCCTCGCCGCTTGTTACAATGATAATTCTTTCATCTGTTATTTCTCCCTTTGGAATGTCTTCCTTATAATGGACTGGAAGCCCCAATGGGGAAAGAATACCATACATAATCCTACGTATGTCCGCAGTAGTAATGCTCATTTGGATAACTCGTTCTTGGCGTAGATTACAGCATCTGCTATAACATTGCCGCACCGAGCCTCAACTTGTGAAGCGTAAGGTGCATCATTGTATATCGTCAGTCCGTTTTCGTCCGCCTTATAGTGATTTGACTGCCTCAATCTCCCTGTAACATCATGATATGCGGTTGAGGCTTTGGCTATTTGCACCGCCTCATCACCGACACGAGCCAATTCAGAAGCGACCTGCATCTTGAAATCTGCAACACTTCGTTCAATAGTCTCCTCTAAATCCATAGCTCTACATAATTATAGAAATTCGCTTCTTTCTTTACCTTGACTTGTCCGATACAACCCTTGCCTTCCACCTTTACAATATCACCTCTGTCGACGTTACACTTGTCTGCGACTATATGGTAGGAAGCCCTAAGGACATTACCTCGTTCGTCAGCGACTTCTGTCGTATTATCATCATCGCACCTGCAAGGGCCAAGATACTCCCATTCTTCGTTTGACGTCTCTACAAAGAACCCGTCTGAGTCCCTCACTATAGATGATATTTTCTTGTAAAGTTTGTGCTTGGCGTAATACATACTACCACATATCAGATTTATTGGTGATTGTACTCATTCCAGACATGGTGACTATATCTGTATCAGGAGTTACTCCGTATTTCTTGCAGAGCCACAAATAATACTTGCCAATATTGTCAAAGTTCCACGATATGGAGAATCCGCTTTCGCTCACATTGGAAACGCGCGGAGAAAGTATGCGCTCTCCTATCATTTCACATAGGGCCGCGCCTACCTCTTTCGCATTTTCAGAAGAATATTCAGCATCAAGGGAAGTACCATTCCAGGCCGCGAGGTCTGACTCGGATAAATTACCCCAGGCTGACAGCTTTCCTTGAATGTACTCCCTTATTGTCATATTACTAATCTTCTATGTTCGTTAATCTCTTACCGCCCTTGCCGGAAACCTTTATACTGCTCTTACGCTCTTCTTGGTGAAGTTCCTCGCCTTCTTGGTGAAGTTCCTCGCCAAGCCCTAAGCTGATGATTTCCTTAGCACGGTCGTCCTTAAATTCCACGACATCTCCGACTTGGAACACGTGTGAGAAATCTTCGATGTCGTGAAATTCTTTGATTATTGTCAGTTTCATGCCTGCTGCTTCTTTGAATCAAGTGTGTATATGCGGTCAACATTATCCACAATCGGAGCGACCATGGCCTGCGAAGCCGTAATCTCTTCGAGAGGGTCGTTCTTAGAGTACTTTGATACAAGGATATAGTCGTCTGCGTTTTCATACGTAACACCATTCACCCTGCGGCTCTGCTCTGCAACATCGGTCCATACAATAGAGCCTAACTTGTCATCACAGGCGAATACAGCCACGCCCTTCTGCCACGGAGTATGAACCTTGCGCACGCCATTTATTTCCGTCTTGATTGAACGGCTGACGCGGTGAAGTTCCACGTCCCAACGCTTCTTGACAACCGATGCAGCCTTCTCAAAATCCAATACTGGGATATTTGTGCCTACAAAGTCCATGTTGAAGGCATACTGCTCGCGCACTTGCTTGTTCTTATAGAAATCACGAAGCCATACATCATCAACAAAGATGTGACGAAGTTTGTTGCCATCTTCAAGTTCTGCCTTGTCAACAACACGCTGAATGTCGTCAAGAATAAGTGCAGTGTCAGCATTTCCGTCCCACAGGATTTTCACACCGAATTTATTCGTGTCCTTGTAGCCGTAATTGATGCGAATGCCAGTACCCTCATTGCGTGGAGCAAGAGCAATACCAGTTGAAAGACCAGAAAGGAACATATCTTCCAGTCGCTCATAAATCGCAGTAATTACTCTTGGAGTATCATTAAAGACCTTCTCGACTATGAGGTTGATATTCGCGTTTGGTTGGCGAAGAAGATTGTCAATGTTCTTCATCTCCTGTTCGCCAAGCATCAGCTTCAAACCGAGTTTCGGCAATTTGCCTGAAACAGTCTCCAAGGCTTCACGACTTTTTACGGGGAGGGGAGAAGACAGAGCCACCACATCAGCAGCCACACGGTTATAGTCCGCCATGATGCTCGCCCAACGGCCATCTGCCGCATACTTCGGGGTGAGATAGTCTTTATAGAGATAGGTTAATGCGGCATTTCCGCTCTTACTATTAACTTTCTCTACGACAGAGAGAACAAGCTGCGGAAAATACTTTTTTACCAGTTCAAAATATAGTGATTGTTCCATGTTTTATATCTGTTTAATCAAACTTCATCTTCTGCACTAACAAAAGCAATAAAGGGTACTGCATTGCTGAATGCTTCCAATATAGTGTCCATCTTATAAGGAGCTGCCACCGAATTTACCTTGCCATTGGTCATGATAGACGCCATCGGAGCATTCGTCGGAATGCTTTTATAAAGTACACCGACGTATTCGTGGTTTTCTGGCAGTGTTCCATAGTTACCGCTTGCTACTGGCATCGGCTTATAGTCTCCCTTCTTAGTGTCTTTGATTATTACGTGTCCAGCCTTGATGACAGCATCTGTGTACCCGGTCACATCAAGCGAACGGCCTCCATCAATGCCCGATATAAACTGAGGGCAAACGACTGCGTCATTTCCAAAATCAACAACTGAACGAGGATTTGTCAAATCTGTAAGTGCCATTTGTTTTTTACTTTAATAGGTTATCGGCAATTTTATCAACTTCTTCCTTTGTTGCCTTGCCGTCAAATTTAGGGAACCCCATTTTTTCTTCGGGGAGCATATTCGCCTTCACATTGTTCGCAACTTGAGAGAGGTATTCCGTGATTGCTTTTTCATCCATATCCGTTGAGATGCTAAAGCCCTCCTTGGAACGCCATTCCGGTACGCCCAACCTCTTGGCTTCTGACGCGATAAAGGAATTACGTTTGGCCGCATCTTGTTCTGTCTTGAATTTGGCGTTTTCGTCTTGGAGACTTTTCAGAGAGTCTTCAAGAGCCTTGTTCTTTTCAAGAGCTTCCTTGAATTTTTCCTCTTGCGCGGTTTGATAAGCCTTGAACCATTCAGGAGTATCTTCCTTATTTTCAACGGCTTTTTCTTCTGCTGCTTTTTTGGCCTTTTCTTCTTCGGCCTTCTTTGCGGCTTCTTCTGCTTTCTTTGCTTCGGCTTCTTCTGCTGCCTTGCGCTTGGCTTCAGCCTTTTCTTCTGCTGTTTTCATCGCATCGGCAGCCCTTTTGTCATTTGCCTTTTGGATTGCTTCAAGGCTGCTTTTTTGCTTTGATACAACATCATTAAGATTGTCATCAGTCACAAAGCCACAAGCACCAAGAGACTCTGCATAAGGTCTCAGAACCGAATCACCTAACCCAAGGTACGAAAACTCTTGTTTTAGTGCATTAAAAATCTTTTCTACCATATACGTATATCATATTTCAGAGATACACAAAGATAAGCATCTAAGAACCAATACAGGACACATTTATCTGCCAACCCTTTTACTTGTGCGATTGTAAACAAAAAGCCCCTAAACGCCTAAGCATTTAGGGGCAAAACCTTAGAAATCAAGCATATTATAATAAGTAATTACGCCATCTTAGGTTTGAGTAATACACACCATCAATCTTTTTGAAATCACCAAATAGCCGCACATCTTTGCCGCACATGAATGCGAATTTTGATGTGCCAATTATTTGGCGCACATTGCGGTCTAATTCTTGACTATATAAACCACCTCTCTTAATAGCTGGATAAAGCATTCTGAATGCTGTCTCGCTGTCTGTCATATCATTCTTTGTTGGCAATGACAAAACACCATTATGGGCAAAATATGTTTGCTCAATCTTAAAAGGGTGACAATTACGCAGCCTTATAGACCCATGCGTAGCAAGCCTGAAATGAATGATACAAGGCATCTCTTTAGGCACACTTTTCAGCCCTTTATAGATGCTCTCAAATCTCATTGAATGATGCACGCAATCAGGTGTTGCAAATCCTGCACCATGAGGGTTTGCGTCAAAGCAAGCCTTTAATATTCTCTTCGCAGGCATCGTTACGCCTGCTGGTTTATATATGAGTACACACATATTTGTTATAGATTATAATAGTCGTTATTTAGCTTGTTTATATGAGAGCATTCTACATTTGCTTCACTCTTAGAAAATGCGAGGTAACACACATTCATGTTATACTTGTTTACTACTGCATAGTATTTACCTCTTATTCTCTTTACAAAATACTCGTCTTTCGTATGCTGCTTAATCATTGTTATCTTGATTTGTGAGCGTGCAAGATGCCTTGCACGCTCTGGTTATTGTTATGCTAATTGAGATGCTCTATTCTTGAAGAAAGACTTTTCTGTCTTGCTCAAAAATTCTATTTCGTCGATTGACGAAACAGGGCTTTCAAGTCTGTTTGTCTTTGACCATTCAACTAACTTAGCGCAGAACTTTACCCAATTAGAAATCTTCGTGAAATCTGTGCTACCTTGATGCTGGCGAAATTCTATCGTCTGATGTCTCTGATAGCTGCAAGGGTTCACCTTGTGGTATCTATCGCACCCCATCTCAATCAAAAGGTTCTCTTTTGTCAGTTCATTGTAAAACGTATGGTCTTGCAAAGTTCTGCACCATCTTGAATTGTTTGCACGTCTTGAATTTGCCATGAATGAGTCAATAACGCTTTCAAGCATCTTGTAATTTTGAAATACATTACAATACTGCTCATCTGTAAGGCCAGCCGCACCGATATGCACGTGCAAGCCTGTAGAACGATTTACCTGTGCGCCTGCTTCATTTATCGTCTTGCACGCATTCTCTAACATCTTCATGCCACCGCGAGAAGAAAGAATGGGCGATACACATTCAATAGGGTTCGCACCTTGTATAGACGCATCAGAAACAAACTTAAAGTATCGCTTGTTGTCTGTATGATTATAGCCCTCATAACGAATTGGCAAGTTATTCGCTGTGGCTCTCTCTCTGATTGCACCAGATGGCACAAGCATTTCTATCTCTACACCAAAGGTGTATGTTGCGGCCTTGCCACGTACGACCTTTGCGCTCTCGCCTGTCAGCAATGTTGCTTCATATTCAGTGAAGCCCAGTGACAAGATTGCCTTCTTCTTGTCTGCCTTGCTCATGTTAGCACCTTTGATTTCGTTTACCATTTCTGAAAGAGTCTTCATTGTATAGGTGGCGGTATTTATGCTCTTGCCTTGAGTTCTAAGGTTTTGTTTTTTGATTACGATGCAAAGGTATTAGGTTTTTCTTCTAAATCCAAATAAATTATTAGGATTAACTAAGATTTAACACAAAACCAAATATACATTAAACCTTATTTTTGCTCTTTCTTTATTGGCTTACTCTTATATAATAATAAAATAAGTACTATCTTTGCAGTACTAAATTTATTAGATAAAATGAATATAAAACAAGTAATCAAAAAACATGGCTTCACAATATCACAAGTTGCAGAAAGCCTTGAATGCTCCCAAAGTGCATTGAGCCAATCTATATCTTCTAACCCTACAACTTCCAGGCTTAGGGAAATAGCAAATGTTATAGGCTGCTCTATGTCAGAGTTTTTTGCAGACGAGGACGGAGAAAATATGACAACTGCTATTTGCCCACATTGTGGGAAGCCCGTTAAAATTAAACTTGAATAGAAAAATCCAGAGAGCCGCACTATCTTCACAGACGATGCGGCTCCCTGAATTATCAAAACATTGTTCGATTTTTCTTTAGTTTTTCTCTTTTATAGGTATTTCGACGGGTTTCGTATTATTGTTATTGTTCGTTTCTTCGGATTTAGATGCTTCCGTGTTATTCTTTTCAGCGTCCTTTAGTCGTTTGATTTCTGAATTTACATCATCGCAAATTGCAAGTTGCCTTACAGCTTCCTCTAATGATACAACACCCTTCTGATAAAGGTCAGCAATTCTGCTTTGGTTTTCTCCGTTATCACTGTCAAAAGGCTCTGCAAATTCAAAGTCAATCTTTAGCCCTCGAATGTCATCGGCCTTTTCTGGGTGCAGCAACACAAGGATTTCAAGCATTAAATGCAAATCCCTACGCACAAGCTGCTTATAGACTCCGATGTTGCGGTTTCTCTTGATATAACCTATGGTCATGGAGTTCTTTATTGCGACACCGCTGAGGCTTCCCATTCCTTTCAAATTATCATAAGAAAGGTCAGGCGTGTAAGTGTCAAACAAAATTGACGTGTTGAGGCTTCTTTTTTCCGACTCTCTGCTCTCGCTTGATTGCGGTGGATTTATGTACTCAAAAACGGAATTTTCTCCTGTTGTCTGTATAAGTCCTCCTATTGTTTCCGGGCTTGTCATGCTCTGTATTACATCTGCGGAAGCCTTAGCGAGAGGGTCGGCAAAATAGTTGTTCGTGTCTGCCGTTTTGCTGTCAAGCATCTCGTCCCGTTTCAGACGCTGTTCAACACCATGCCATGCCTTTCTCTGCTGATAGTAAATCACATTTATCTTACCAGTAGGATTGGGATATGTCGTTACCTCCCAGCCCCCTATGCCGCTCTTGCAGAAGAAGAGAAAATCGGACGTTTCAAAATCCCAATGCTGCACATTACGGCCGCCTTCCTTCAAGACATATCCGTATGCAAAAGCCTGCATATTCCCATATTGGTCAATCAAAGGGCGCAACTTGTACCCGTTTGAACGAGACAGTATAACAGTCTTCACGTTTATCTTCCCGTTCTTGCGCGTGATGTGGTAAAGTTTTGCACTTTCCGTTTCTGCCCCGGCAAGGCGTTTTGCCTGGCACAAGTTGTCATGATAGAATTGTTCATCAAGGAAGTCCGTAAAGAGCTTATATGCTTCATCATCTCCGCTTATTTTCTTCCAGATGATAGGGTTGCCAAGCAAGAAAAACAATTCTACTTCATTGATGTAATCTTGTCTGTTCCGAGGTAGCTTTTCAGAGATGTAAGGCGACATTTTTTTTCTGAACTTGTTAGGACGCCTCATCACCTCGTGCAATTCGGGGTTATATTCCCTCAAAGCATTGTCCACCTCGTCATCTCTGTCCTGCATCATACTTACAGCCTTGAGCACTTTGCCCTCTTGCAAGTACTCATACACGCTTTTTTCTGCGCCTCCAGAATCAAGCACCTTGCTCTTGAACAAGGTTATAATTTGTTCGATTAAGTTCATAAGCTAAAATATTCCCAAGTCTTCTTTTGATACTGCTTTCGGTCTCATGACACGGCCAAGCAACTGCCCCAACACATAATATCTGCCAGCATCTATTCCGTGATTGTCATGGTCCTCTGGCTCGTTTATATATCTCCCGTCCTTATCCTTTGCCCAAATGTAGTTTCGCATCTCACCTTGCAGATTGTAAGACCTGCGTGTAACGTATATTTCCAGCGACTGCATTTTGTCAATACCTGCAAGTATAGAACCAGGCCCTTTCTGCACGGGGTAGATTATGATACCTCCAAGGGATATTTCTTGTATCAGACGCGGGTCTGCGCTATCTGCGATGACGTGAAGATTGTAAGGTCTCAACTCTTCAACCAAATCACGCGCAAGCATTCCTTTGCGATAGAATATCTCATCAAGGTATAGACGATTGTCCACTATGCCGCATCTGATAGCCGCTGACGGGTCTTGCGCATATCCGAAGTCAAGGCCGATTGCCTGCTTCTTGGCTTCTTCTGGAAACTCGTCAACAATACCCCATTTTTTGAATACCGCGCCTTCTGCCACATCAGCCCAACGCCCCATTACTATATGTGCATACTTTTCGGGAGCATTCTCCTTCATGTCACGCACTTCTTTTACAAACTGCTCGCTTAGATGCTCCTTGTTGTCAAGATATGTCGTATGTATGTGCAGTACATTCGGGTGTGTACTTATCTGCACGGGCACACCGTCATATTCAACCAATTTGTGAGTCTTCTCAATGTACTTCCGATAGATAAAATGATTACTGTCCGTTGGGTTCATTATGATAATTATACGGTTCTGAATACCCTTTTGACGGATTGACAACATAATCTTGTCGAAGTCCTCCTCACTTGTCCACTCTTCTGCCTCATCACAGACAAATGTCGTTATGCCGTGTATTGATTTAAGCTTTGCAGTCTGATTGCCGCTGCTTGTCTTGATGCCGCGGAACATGATATGGCTGCCAGTCATCTTGTTCACGATGTCTGCCGACTTTACAGAAAAGTATTTGGAAGTACCATCAAGTTCTATTTTCTCCTGCATTTCGGGGATAACGGATATTGCAGCAGAAATCATTGTATAGCGAGTGTAAAGTATGTTATGCACAAGACGTTCTTCTGGAGTAAGTTCAAATGTCAGCCTTTCTATGAAGGCTGCGGCATTGAAACTCTTACCGCTTCCTCGCCCTCCTGTAATCAGAATTATGAAATGCTCTTTGTCTAAATACAGGGGATTGTATATCGGTTGCGTCTGTATCATTTGGTCATGCTCGTTATCCACTTTTCTATGTCAACACCATGATTGATGTCAGTGGCCACATCGTCTGCTTCTTCGTCAAGGTTTCGCTCTATCTTCCTCCATTCCGGGTCATGGTGGTAGAGCCATGTGGCGAGGGCTTGCATATTGGGTGGGGTCTCACTCTCCGTTTCTTGCAATACTGATTTGTCCGTCAGCAGGACTTGGCCAGTACCGCCGCATTCTGTGCATTCGGGGTCAGTGCCTCCGCAAACAGGGCATTTACCCTGAATTGCTCTCTTCGTTTTGCTCTTCACCCTAATACCTCCCAATGCTGCTTTTAGGTATCTGCCCCTTACAATAGCGTTGGTTTTTCTTCTTGCTCGCGCTAACACTTGACGAATACTCGCACCTCTTCTTTCATTCTCTTCTTCGCTCCAAATGTCCATTTTCCCGTTTTTCATTCGGGAGAATGCTTCTGGGCTAAGATTGAGGGTGTCAGCGATTTCCTCGTCCGTCATGCCGCTTGATGCTGCGATAGCGATGTCCTGTCTGAATTTCTCGCTGTCATAATCATGCTTTGGTTTTGCCATCAGTCTATCCTTTCTACTTGGTCGGAGAATACTTCTCCTTTGATGAATTTATCATACTCATTGTAACCGAAACGCTGCATGAATGCCGCTTTTGCCTTGAATGTGTCAAAAGAGAGCATAACGTATGCGTCCATATCTGCCGCCTTTTCTGATGCTTTCTCTCGCACTTGTGCCTTTACGTCCTTCATGTGCTGCACTCTTGCATCATAATCCGCCTGCTCGCTTTTTGCAATTTCTTGTGCTTTCTGAATTTGCTCGCGTTGTTGTGACTGCCTTTCCTCTTTACGCGCTTGCACTTCTTTGTCATGCAATTCAAGAGAGTCTTGCATAAGGTCGTCAAGCGCATTATTTAGGTCGTTTTCCTCTTCTGTCTTGAAAAGATAATCACAGCCAATCATGGACAGGTCTGCCTCTGTCAGTCCTGCGTCTTTGTAGTCTATATCAGGGATAAGGGCCGCAAGGCTTTCCAAGTCCCATTCACCCATTGCGTTTGGGTTGTTGGTGAGGATATTCAGTTCTTTCTCGCTCTTCTCGTCAATGTCTACAAGGTCTACGCGGATTTTGTAGTCGTTTTCCTTAGTTTCTTCATCGTATTTCTGCAAATCGTCAAGCACTGATATGCGCTGGTGACCGCTAACGATGGTGTAGTTTGTGCGCTTATTGACTATAATTCCTCCTGCGAGACCAAATTTCTTTATGCCTTTTTTAAGCGTTTTCTTGCTCTCATCGGAAATCCTGCGTGGGTTGTAAGATGCGAAGTGTATCTGAGAACGTTGTAGTTCAACAGATGTGCTTTTGATATATTTTGATAATTCCATATGCGATTTCTTGTTTGGGTGAAAAGAATGTCGTATATTTGCAGTACTAAAAGAGTTGGTAAGAATTGAACCTCGCCTGACGTATCGAGTCTATTTGTTGGTCGCTTACCAACTCTTTATCTTATGTGCTTGGTAACAGAATACAAGAAACGTCTTTTAGTTGTTGTCTCATTTATTACAACAGATGTTTCCGCAACATTCAGGTATACTTCATTTCCATGCAATCTTGTTTTGAAATAATGAAACATTGTAATGTTTCTGTTACCCATATGCGCCCTATTCCCTTCGTTCGGAGAACTCTTCACATATTCAGACCCTTCAAGCAGCTCTGGCATTTTCAGCAAGTCCGCCTTATCTATTGCACGGCCTCGCATAAAAGTATCTGCATATAGATGTTTGTTCCCATCTCTTGTAAAACCAACAGATACGATATTCCCATTCACTGCTTTCCTTACTTTGACATTAAGGAATTCTTCCATCTTCTGTTTGTAGAATCTTCTTGCTACTGATGAAAATGTTCTTACTGCTAAAGAAGAGCTGGCTCTATTAGACGGGACTCTCGCTCCATATATGATTATCCCTTCTGCGTTGACTTTTCTTCTATAATGTAATGGTTATCCAC